TTTTAAATGTTTTACACCTTTTTCTTTACTGCCATTTACATCTTGCAATTGAATATCTTCAAATACAACTTCATCAATGTCATATGTATCAATTAATTCAAGCACTTTTTTTCTTAGCTGTAATAATCTATCACCAAGGTCGTCACCGATACATTCAAAATGACTAACCTTTACAATTTTTCCGTCATCAAGAACGGTATATCCAGTAGTGCGGGAAGATTGATCTAATGCTAAAATTTTAGCCATTGGTAGATCCGAAGCCGCCGACGCGTTCACCAGAAGACACATCGTCTTCAGTTACGCCATAGGGTAAGATAATACCCTGTCCAATTGCTTCGCCTTCATGGATTTGAATATTGAAGGGAGATAGATTATAAATCTGTAAGAAAATTTCACCCTCATTATCGGGATTGTTATAATAGTCAGCATCAATAATGCCAACTCCATTAGCAAGCATAAGCCAGTATTTCAAAGGAGAAGAACTGCGTACACTCAACTGCAAGAAGGTGCCAGGATCGAGCTTACACTTCATTCCAGTAGAAACTAAAGTGGGTCTATACTTAGTCAACTTAGTAAACTCAGCCATTTGATCGAGAGTAACATACTCTTCTTCCCCGACAGTCCATACTTCCTCAGCTTCTCCAGCAAGTTGAAATACGGAAGGAATAATATAATCCTCTGCGGCGACCAGGTCATATCCTGCGGATTGACTGGTCTTGCGCACGGGCATTACGATTTCTTTGTCTGCATAACGGGATACTTTCTCGAACTTTGCCATATTCTTAGCCCCTCTCGTAACTCACAGTGAAGACATCTTCAGGGTCTTTCTCTGCCGTAAAAACCTTGGTGGCTTGCACGACCATATATTCCTCAATAACTTCACCCTTAGCTTTGATCTACTTCACTTTATAACTGAAGCCAACAAGATCAAATGCGGGATCGTTTAGAAGCTCTTCATGCAGGACTTCTACAGCTGCCTCATCGGGTACTCTGTAAGTATCAACAGCTTTCAATAAATATCTCATATTATTTTACCTCAATCACAATATTATTTTTATGACTATAATTCATTTTAGAATACGCCAAAATGTCTTCTGACACCATGTGAGCGTAAGATAGATTGCCGCCTAGATGTACATTCGGAATACCGGTTTCCGCACATACCGCATTGATTACTTCTGGTAACTCTTCAATAGTAGCAATAGCAACACATTCTAAACTACCAGTTTCAGTATCATATACATAAATTTTTTGACTTAAGTCAAAAATATGTAAATCACAATATATTTTTTTCATCTTATCCTCCAACAACTTTTACATCATTTGCAATGGGACGTAAATAAAGTACCAACTCTTTTTCATCTTGTTTAGAAATTAATGTAAATATAATTTCTTCGTTATTATATATAATTTCACGAACATATCCTAATTCTTCTAATGCTTTAATAACACCATCTGCGAGAGTATTATAGTCTTTCGGATAATGTATTGCAATAGAAGTAAATATATAATAATATTTTGCATTTAAACCGGTCATAATAGAATCAGTTAAAATGTATATGGTACCATTTCGAACTTTAAAATTATTAATATTAATCTTTGCCTATTCTAATTCTTTTATATCATCTAAGAGACCTAAAATTGAACTAGTAGAACGATTAATTTCTTTATAGTGTCCAGTATTGCCAATTTCTTCAAGAGTTACTTTCTAATACTTAACACCATCGTAAGTTGTAATTGTTTTTGTTTCAGCCACAATCACTCACCAACCTGTACAATTCCCATGTCATAGGGGAATAGGTATAAGCAAGTGGGTTCATTCTCATATATAACCCAAACTTCAATAGCATCAGTAGCTTCAGTTAAATCGATCGCTTTCACTATACCAATATTTTGAATTACATCAACTACTTCACGAGCAAATGCGATATGCTCTTTAATCTTAAATACAGTGAAATAAGAAATCTCCTTACCGTAAAGCATATAATAATCATTATGCCAATCAGTGTCAAACTTTGTCAAAGTTTCAGACACTCGATCCCAGTCGGTCAAATCGGGTAGCTGTGCAATAATTTGCTTATTCATATCGTAAAGTCCCATTTCTACACCAGAACTTTCCATTTTGAATTCATGCCAATTATCATTATGCCAGATGTAATATTTGCCATCAGTAGCATTTTGCATAATTTCACCTTCAATGGGAATAAAATTCACTTGAGACAAATCCATCTTTTTGATTTTTTGTTTACCCAAATTATAACCCTCCTTTATCTCATTTATATAAATATTATATCATTTTTTTTCGGATAAGTCAATAATACGCTGATTTCGTGAGCCTCTCATATTCAGTGTAATATCTCGCTCTTCTTCAATATATGGACCATCAATTAAAACATCAGCTAATTCTAACGCTCCGCGCACTTGCGGATGGTTGCGATGTTGTAATTCTTCATAGGTATATCCGCTCCATATATACACCTTGACTCCTGGCACCTTATCTTTGACCTCTTTGATGACTAAATAGGTAAGAAAGGCGTTTTCGTCACAAAGAGGCTCGCCGCCCATGATACACAGATCACGCTGGATACCTTGGGCGGTGAGGCCGGTAATAATTTGATTTAGGGTGTCAGAAGTAAATTCTTTGCCTCGACCAAACTCCCAAGTCTCTGGGTTGTGACAACCCTTACATCTGTGGGGACATCCCTGTACGAAAAAGCTCACACAAAGACCGGGGGCCGCAGTAATATCATTCAAAATGAGACCACTGTAATTCATACGAACTTACTCCTTTCTAATAGCGTAGCTAATTCGTAGTTAGCTACAATTAGGAAAATTGTGAATGTTTGACTCTATGTTCGACCTCTGACTGTTTTCCCTTGTTGAAATGGCGATAGTCAGTAGTCAAATAACCAGTTACACGACGCAACTGCTGAATATTGTGGCTGCCACACTCGGGACAAGCATCATTGAACTCACCCTAGAAGCCGCAATCTAAGCAGGAGTCAATGGGGAAATTGAATGCTAAATAAGGAATATCTAACTCCTTGAAAGCATAATCAATAATCTGTTCGATAGCCTTGGTATTCTTTACGAAAGTGCTATCAAGCTCGACATAAGTAATACATCCACCAGTAGGATACTTACAGAATGGAGCCTCAACCGCAAGCTTATCGAAGATACTAATCTCATGCCATACGGGTACATGGTGGCTATTGGTTAAGAACTCATGGTCGGTAACATTAGGAATAACTCCATATTGCTTACGCAGAGCCTTTGCAGCGGTGTGGCATAGACCTTCCGCGGGGGTAGCGTAGCAAGAGAAGTTCAAATCATGACGCTCAGAAGCTTCCTTAGCATATTCATTGATACGCTTTACAACCTTCAAAGCGAACTCGTGTACTTTTGGATCTTCGGCATGATTCTTACCAAACAATGCTTGACACATTTCGGCAATACCAATGTAACCCATAGCCAAAGTTCCGTGCTTCAATGCTTCGTAGTTAGATACTCGGCATTTCTGGGCGTCTTTCATAGTACCATTTTGATACATGAAAGGACCAGCCTCAGGAGGCTGATTTACCATAATATCAAAACGCTCCAAAAGACCCTGTTCGCATAACATCAATAAATCCTCGAATGCAGACCAGAAGCCATCTAAATCCGGGGTCTCACGCTTACCTAAACAGATACCATATTCGATACCTAACTTTGGTAAAATCATAGTATTGGGGCACAGGTTACCACGACCAACGCGGTTGTAGGAATCAGTATGACGGTCATAACCTAACATTGTGCGGCAGCCCATTGTGGCGAAGTATGTGTCGGGATCATTAGGATCTTCGTGCGCCTGTGAAAAATCGCAGTTGACGAAGTTAGGATAAATTCTCTTACTCAAAGATTCGATAGCTAATTGCTTCAAATCGTAGTTTGGATCTTCTGGATTAGCATTACATCCTTGTTTATACTGGAAAATACTAATTGGGAAGATAGGAGTTAAATGGTGCTTACCAACGCCAGATAAAGAAGCTCTTAACATCTTCTCACTTACAAAACGACCCTCGGTAGAAGTGTCACGACCGAAGTTGATAGAAGTGAAAGGAACCTGGCTACCCGCACGAGACTCCAGAGTATTTAAGTTATGATACAAAGCTTCACTTGCCTGGATACCTTCACGCTCTAGCTGACGCATAGCAAACTTATAAGCAGGAGTATCCTTAATTGCTTCATTGTCAATTACGCAAGGCTCATACTTAGCCTTTAATACAATTTCAGCATCTTCCTTAGACAAGCCTTCAACATCAGTGAAGTAGTTACGCATATGCTTGTAGAAGCTCTTGGCAACATATGGAGCCAAGTCATAGTCAGCATGGACTGTACCAACGCCACCAAATTGAACCTGGGACTGGCATTGGAAAATAACTGCATATTGCTGACAAGCAGTATCATATTTTGATGGTGGACGCACATCGCCGTTGCGAGTTACGAAACCATCAGTAAAAATCTTTTTGAAATCAACGAACAAGCAGTTATGTTCGCCAATATTTGTTTTCTCATTATCGTGTTGATATAACAACATATCCTTATGAGCTTGCGCTACTTCGGGGGATAGAGTATAATCCAACGCAATTATCTTCTAAATGTCTGCGGAAGCTTCCTTCTCACGACCGGAGAAGCTCTTCTCATCAACATTCGCATTGGAATTTTCAACAGCAGTAGCTTCAGTTCTACGCATAACTGCCTTTAATAATTTACTTTGACGCATACGAGCCTTACTGCGCTCGTCACGATATAAAATGTAAGCCTTGGCAACTTCTGGATATTCACTCTTCATCAAATATCCTTCAACCAAGTCTTGAATTTGTTCGACGGACATATCGACACCGCGACTACCAATTAGATCTGCGATTTCTTCAGCAGTATCGGATTCATACACGGAGCCGTATGCGCTAATCATAGCCTTATTGATGGCATTTACAATCTTATCGGGATTGAATAGAACTCTTGTACCATCTCTTTTAATTACATGCATACTAATTACCTCCATTATAAAATACTATATCTTGTGGAGAGCGTAAAAACTCTCTACAAAATATAGCGTTTTATCTTGATCTATTAATCAATGTCGTCCTTGCGCGAGCATGTCCTCGATCTGGCCTGCAATCTGCTCGGCGTTCGCATAGAAATCGTCAAAAGTCTCGTTGACAACTTCGGTGTAGTCAAAATCAATATCAGCAAAATCTTCTTCATCAGCATTGAAGCGACGAACAATCTCTTTAACGTCGGGATTTTCCTCTCGACTAAGCTGACGATATAAGCGCTGTTTATCAGAAACAGTTACCCAATAAACAGTGACTTCACAATCCGGCCGGTCAAGCAACTGCCGCACACCCGCAGGATTGAAAACACCGATATTGATAATGCCATCGCTGCGTACAGACTCATAACTAGTACCATACCACCAATTGTTGAAATTAGTAAATTCCAACATTTCATCATTCATAATTTTCATTGCAAAATCATCGGGATGATAGTAATAGTAATTGATGCCGTGAGCTTCGCCCTCTCGCATTGGTCTACTGGTACAGCTTACGATCTCGTGGACCTCAGAAATAATTTTCTTTTCAGCGAGTAATTTTAATACCTATTTCATCAATGAGTCTTTACCAGCGCCGCCTTTACCCATAAAAAGAACTATTTTATACATTTTCATTGTCCTCCTCAAACTCATATTGAATTTTTCCGGGGACTTCATGCGCCCAGAAGGTAGCACGACCATCGCAGTCGGGGTTACTGCAACGGAATGGGTATTGCTCGGGGTAGGTAGAATATACCATCCCCGTGCTCACCATTTTACTACCACACTTATCGCAGAACGCTTCTAATACATATGCTTTTTTTACATATCTCTTAGTCAACATCTTCTGCAGTGCCTCCTTGATAACGACTATCTTGTAATACTAAGTCACCATTATCCAAGATCTCATTGATACGATATAGCTGATGTCCGCCAGTAGAAGCATACTTCTTAGAAACAAAATCATCACCGCTGCGGATTCCCGTTACGACGATCATATTACCGCGGTTGAACCAACTCTTCTCAACGACGTGCTTGACGCCATCTGCGCCACGCTCGGAGATCTGCTTATCGAACATCGCAAAATATTCTTTTCTGAATTTGACATTTACAACACCTGTTGTTGTCAAAATGGTAACTGTACTCTTAGTCTTATTCTTTGCAATACAAGTTCCGCAAATACGATTCAAATGAAAGATATGAATGTCTTTGCCTCCCTTATGGAATGTCTTTTCAATGATCGGATCTTCTGGCAATAGGTTGAAATCAACAAAGCCATATTTATCATTATTGACATTTTGCAATTCGTGGTCATGATAATAGAAGCACAAGACTTCCATCTCCCACGCAGAGATAGTACCCTTCGCATATTTATTCCAATCTTCCATGAAGATTTCTGTATTCAGCGCATTTAAGATTGTATCTTTTTCTGCGGCGATCCACTTTCTGAATACATCCATATGCTTCTGGTATACATTATCCCAAGCCTTAGTTTTTATATACCAAGACACATTATCTGTTGTCATAAGATTTTCGCAATCAATCTCCTGCAAGAAAGCGATTGCTCTCGTATCAAGACTATACATATCCTTATAAGCATACTTATCAGCCTTAGTAATTGCCTTCAAATATCTATTGAACTCATATACTCGACGAGCGAGAATTTGCTCTTCAGTTTTTTCAGGCAATAATCCGTGCTTGATAAGTCCACCCATATTTTGTAAGGTGATACGACTCTTCTTATCACAAGTCTCCCAGATATACCAAGCCATTACAAATTGACGCTCTTCCATATCGTCAAATGCGCCACCCTTGATAAGGGCAATCATAGCTTGCTTACTGGGTCTAACTCTATTCAAGAAATCTTTTGGAGAGCTATAAGGTCTGTTTTCAATAATGCTGGCAATCAAATCATCGCCCACATTCAACATACCTTTCAATCCAAAAAGAATTCGATTATTTTCTACATCTGGAGCAAATCCAAAATCTGATTTATTAATGTTTGCCAAGCTAACTTTAATTCCTGCACCAGTGATATCACCGATTGCTTTGGCAATTTTTCCATAATCAGTTGAACCTCCTGCTTCTTCATCAGTTGCACCACTGTTTACAATCAAACAAGCAGTATTCCAATAAATTGGATTGAAATTCATAACAAAGTAAATTGATTGAATACCAACAAAAGAATAAGGCAGAGAGTGGTTCAGACTAAATGCATATCCTAACTGGGGTGCAATTGCATTTTCCCAGAAATAATTTGCCGACTGAACCCGGTCAAATTTACTATAGACCTGTTCGCGCAATTCCGGAATCTTACTCATTTGCTTCTTACCAACAATCTTTCTCGCATTATTGGCTTCACCTAATGTGAAATTTGCAACATCCATAAGTAATTCCATCATCTGCTCCTGGATAGCACAACAACCCCAGTATTGGTCACAATGCTTATGCATTAGCGCAATCATATTTTGATCCAGACCAGCTTCGTGCATTTCTCGATCAAATTCTTCCAATCCTCGCTTTTGGATACGAACATATCTATCTTGCTGAGATTCCTTGCCTTTTTCAGACATAAGTCTCATCATTGCGTTCGCCGCAGTCATCTCCATAGGATTCTTTGGTTTCAACTTTTTTGCAATAGCTAATCCAACGCCAGTGCTGAACTGGAACACATCCAGAACATCACCGGCCGCAAGATGCTCCCAAATGCGGGGATCAGTTGTATCAATCACTTCTGGATGAATATACTTATTATATAGATTACGCAAACCAATATCTTCAATTACTTTATCTGCGGTAAGTAATTCAAAACATTTGATAATCTTATCTGAAATTTCAGTTACCAAGAAGTCATACTTGGTATCACCTGCGGCCTCTGCTTTATGCAGGTCATAGCAGGTAATCAAATCTCCACTTGGAGTTCTCATAAATGCCGCAGTTTCAAACGGGTCACTACCATATAAGATAACACCCGAAGCGTGAGAAGAACGCTTATTTACTAGTCCTTCAATTGACTGAATAATAGCCAATAGACCAGGATAGTTATTTACTTCTCGAATGAATGGAGCAACGGGTTTTCTATCTTTCTCCTCATTGCCGTTGATAACATCACTAATCGGCCATAAGAATCCACGCTCTTGGGGGATTAGAGAAGACATGTACTGGGCTTGATCGACATCGATTCCATCTGGGAAATCCTCGCTTCGATAACCGCGGCAAGCCGTGAGTACAGCTGATTTCGTTCCTTCTGTTCCGAAGGTTGCGACCTGGATAAGTCCCAACTCTCCACGCTCTTTACGAATTGCTTCAAAAATTGCGGGTCGTTTTGATGGAGCGAGGTCAATGTCAATATCGGGCAACTCGGCTCTCTCCTTATTAAGGAAACGCCAGTAAGGTAGATTCCATCTGATGGGGTCGAGCTGCGTGATGCCCAAGAGGTAGTTAGACAAAAATCCTGTGGCCGAGCCTCGACCTGGGCCAACAATTGAGCCACACTCCCAGAATAGGTCGATGTAATGCTTGAAGGTGTTGAAATAGGCGAATAGACAGTCATCTAATTTCTCTCCAATATCTAAAATAACATCAGCTTCGGTTTCTAATCTCTGCCAATATTCAACTTTATCTTGTAAGCCTTTTTCATTTAGGCTCTTCGCGCACTCATATAGCCAATATCTCTCTTGGACGTTACCATCAACTAACAAATGCGCTAAACATGGATAGAACTTATTTAGGTTCCAATCGATTTCATATGGAATGTACTCTTGAATTTCTCGTTCAGAATGAGTTGGCAGAGGAATCTTAGGAATCATCTGTTTACGCTCTAAAGAGTATGAAGTATATTGTTCACCCAATTTACGAGAGTTTTCTAAGATTTCAGTGACAATATAATCATTTCCAAAGCAATGATGCAATAGTTTATAAACTTCATCATATGACATCAAATGAGCAAACTCATAGAAACTATCAACCTCACGCTCGCCGCCCTTAGAATTTAGATAAGACTTATGGACGTATCTATCTTCCTTGGTGAGATAGTGAGAGTCAGTACCAACAATCAAAGGAATATCATATGCTTTTGCAATACGATATAACTTGCGGTTGGTGATACATTGATCCTCAGCGGTTGAAGGCGCACATTCAATATAGAAATCATTACCGAACACATCAAGACAATACTTGATGAAATCGCAAATTTGATTATAAAACACTCCTGCGGAAATCTTATCATTGACATTTTCAGCGCAGGCCATGTTGTATGCGGCGGTGGATAACTCGCCACCCATACAGGCGGTTGAAGCAATTACATGCCCCTTATACTTCGCCATAATGGTTGCCAATTCGTCTTTGGTAATGGGCACGCGCTCCATACCTCGATCGACATAGGAATGATACCAAGCAGTTGAGCTCAATTCACGCAGAGCCTTGTGTCCGATTTCATCCTTGGCAGTTAGAATAAAGTGATAATATTTGATACCACTCTCTCGTTTATCTACTAAATAAACCTCATTGCCTAAAACAATTACAAAATCGGGATACTTCTCCTTTATCTTCTAAGCATACTGATTGACTTCCATATGTCCGGATAGACATTCGTGGTCTGTAATCGCAATGCCGGAAAGACCCAATTCAATTGCTTTGTCAATGAGGTCCTTAGGTCTATTGATACAATCGAGTAAGCGGATATTCGAATACATTGTATGGTTGTGAATATTGAAATATGTTCCCATTCGATTATCCCTTTCAATTTGATTTCTTATACTATATTATACCAATTTTTTTCTCTATTGTCAACTATCTCGCACGATAACGAGCTTTTCTTTGGCGCGCGTAGCAGCTGTATATAGCCACTCTGCATGGTGTCCACCACGCAAAAATTCTTCAAAAACAAGAACTTTATCATATTCACTACCCTGCGCCTTATGGGTAGTAATACAATAACCATAGTCGAATTCACGGGGGCGCCAAATCTTAGGGAAGCGCTTCCAGTTCTGCGCGGTTACGGTCGGCTCACCAGTAGTGAGTAATCTGTAATCCATATTTACACCACGGAAAATCAAATCCTGTGGAGAGTTTTCAACATCATCGTCTGAATAATCATCAGACCAAAAATCGCAAACCATCATCGGCCGCAAATAAGGATTGTTATTCAACAAATCAATCTTAGTAAGTGTGCCAATAGTGCCATTCACCATTACATCGCCCGCTTCACTCGGATGATCCCAGTCATTCCGCAAACAAATAACCTTATCTCCTACTATTGGAGTCGGATCGTCAATGTCATGTAAATACTTACGCATAAGATGATTTACCGTACGGCGTGTCTCATTCTTTGCTACAAGGATCTGGTCGGCCCAAGTATACATACCAGACACAACATCTTTCTTATCAATGATTTGCACTTCGTTTCCTCGGAAGAGTTCGAGAGGTTTGCCGTCTCGAATATCCATAGTCAAACGAATGATTTCACTCTCCTGGGCTTGGCGCATAATCTCATCCAAGAAAATGTGCGGATGGTCGAGCACTCCATTAGACTCACCAATAGGAGGAAGCTGGCCGGGGTCGCCAAGAGCAATAACATGAATACGATGTGAAGTCAACAAATCCCAAATCTCTTTTGGAAGCATTGAAATTTCATCGACAACAATCAACTTATATGGATAGTCCAGAGGTCTACGAGGTTTGTGATAGAATGTTCCATCATTGCGAGGATAGGACTGATATAACAGTCTGTGTGCGGTCATGGCATTCTCGCATCCTTTTTCACGCAAAACCTTTGCGGCCTTGCCTGTGAATGCGATATAACAAACCTCTGCGGGATATAGACCCAGCGCTGCAACGATAAACTTCACAAGTGTACTCTTACCAGTACCAGCGTAACCGGCGATACAGGTCCAGGGTTCATTGTTCTTATAGCGGGCGACCGCAATCTTTAATCCCTCTTCCTATTTAGCAGTAAGTACCATTTTCATCCTCCTTTGGATGGGCGTGAACCAGCTGTTCTAATGTCATATAAAAATGCTGCTTACGACCATTCATACGCCGACGCGCGTCAACGGGGTCAATATGATCGGCTCTAGACATATACGCAGCCAATTCATCACAGACTTCGGCATATCTAAAATAGATACTATCAAATCCAAAATCTAAACGGTCTTTTACCAATTCATCGAAATCTTCTCTTGGTAATCTTACAATATCCAATTTTTCTTTCAGACTTTTTGCGTAATCCGTCATTTTATTCTCACCTTTTTATTTTTATTATACCAAAATATTTTATATAAATCAATTCAAAAACATATTGGTCTTGTCTAAGTTTATAATATCATCAGACCAACCAATATCTCCCAAAATAAGAAAATCCTCACTGGGAACAATTCGATTTGAAATTTCTAAACCGCCTTTTTGATTTGAGTTTTCGGTCTTGGCGTCCAATGCCGATCGGAGCTCGTCTATTTGCATTTCTACCAAGTCTGTCCGAGCGCTATTAGCGGCATCCGCACAATCCACATCATACCTCAAATCACTCATTGAATCCTTTATGGCAGTGATTTCAGTAGTCGCCCAATCCATCTGTTGCATCAACTCTGATAACTTACGCAGAGCTTCTGTCATTTGCTATGTGGTACAGCCGACTTGGGCCACCACTGAACTCAAACTTATTGTAGCGTCTGATACGCTTGGTAAGTTTAGCATAATATCATTTTGTATCTATTTCAAAACTGCCATCTTTCCATCTCCTATAAACAAAAATAAGGGTTATATAGGGGCGAACCCCTATATAACCTATTTACTTACCCTACGAAATACTCGTAAGCTCGTCTTGCGTATCCTCTACGAGGCGCTCTATGTCCTTCACCACAACGCTCGAAATAACAAGCGAAGGCGTAGGCACATTCTTCCGGAGTGTCGGCTTCCATGATTTGCTCGAGTTGCCAATTTGTAACTTGTTTGGTAACTCCATCAGTGCCGTGCAACTCATCGTGCATAAAATTGAGCTGATCTTCAATACTTGGATTTTCTCCGTAAATTGAAAATAGTTGACGCTTGCGGCCGCCTAGCCACTGAATCATACCGAAACCACTTGAGCTATGTACGTCCCAATCGAGATCGGAAGTCCAGCAACCGCCGCACTCAGCCATCATATTACCCATAATACCGGCGCACACAGTATCACTATAACCCAGCTCATTCTTCATATAGAGCCAGACTTGAGTAGCAACTGGATACTCGGCCGCACGCTTCTCCCATTTGAGTTTCTCTTCCCAAATTGAGAATTGCTCTTGGTAATACTCAACTTCAATTGTTGCATTTTCAATATCGGTTTTAGCTAATACTACTGCGGGATGGTCGTCCGCATAACCGAGAGTTAGGAAACCTTGATAGATGGTTTCAGTAAGCTCCTGGCGAGCAATAGCTTCTTCCAATAGAGAAGTAGCTTCATCATATGTAGTAGGTTCAACACGCTTGAACTCCACGGTATCTAATACAATAACTACCTCTTCTGGTTCAGTAGACTCAGTATCTACTGGAAAGGTGGTAGTCTCAGAAGGGATGTAATCTTCCGAAAAAGTAGCAACTGGATTGGTGTCTGCGACCACAGTACCTGCTGCATATGCAATAACACTTAGAGTGCTAATAAACATGGCTATAATCAACAATACACCGATAATTTTCTGTTTCATAATTTCCTCCTAATATTACTATCAGGCCGTCAATTAGAAATAGTATTTCTGTTCTCCTACAATTTCGTAATCTTCAATAATAATTTGTGGACTTACAATACCATTCCATATGTTGCGTTCACACTTGCCCACAACATTGATGGTTATACAACCAGTTTCAGAGTGTAATTTTTCATACTCCTCTTGTGACGACTTGAATTTGATTAAACTCGTACCATTTGGTAAGGTTATCTTTAGAGTAGGACTCTTGTCTGGTGACATAAGAACAATATTATCTTTATGTAGATTGATATGTTCGATGGCAACCAGAGGTTCATCTACTCCTTGGCCCCATAAAGATTTGAGTTCAGCAATTTCCACAATGTCTTTTCCTCTGAAATCATCACCGTGGAAAATGAAATCAACCTTATAACAAGGGGTAAAGTCAAAATCTGCCAAAGCGTGATTGGAGTAATTTACAAATTGAGTAAAGTTTGCATCAGTGATACCAACACCCAATGCGTTGGCGTGACCTTCTGCATACATTACCAATTCACTATCTTTCAAAAACTCACGGAGGTTATCAAATTTCGATTTATCGTATCCTCTTCCTGAACCCTCCCAGCCATCTTCTGTCTTATTAAGTAGAAGTACTGGGCGTTGATATTTCGCCATTAGCTGGTTTGCAATCAAACCAGTAAGGTTTTTATCGGCCGCAAAAGTATCTAATTTGATAGCCAAAATCTTATTCTCTAACAGATTTTTCTCTTTGATTATGCGTTCAATTGTCTCCAAGGCTGCGTCTCTTGCTTTTGTTTGCCTATTTTTGATGTTAGTGCAATTACGACAAGCCTGTTCTACTCTCGTCTCCTGCTGACCCTTACATCCTCTTTTGGTTGATGGGACTAGTTCATATCCCCGATAGTCAAGCATAGACTCGAATAGCATGAGCTTTTCTTCCTGCGTTCCCATTCTTATCGTGGCATTTACATAGGGAGCAATATAAAAAGCTACTCCAATAGGACTGATACCGTCTTTCAACGAATATGCTTGTTTGTCTACCATTCCCTTGAAGTATGGATTGCGAATATTCTCGAGTCCTCGCGTGATAAGGTGTCTCGTTTCAAAATCGCGTAGATCCATCATGTCGGCCACCATTCCGAGTGCGACCAAATCTAAAAACTGATCTGCATAATCAACATTCATAAGCTCGTCGATATAGGAACAGAATTTATATACCATTCCGACACCAGACAAAGACTTAGTGGGATAATCACACAGCTGATTGTTGATAATACAGGCGTGTTCTGAGATACTATCTGCTTCGTGGTGGTCAATTACCAGCACATCCACGCCTTTTTCAGCCAATGTCTTATGCTCTTCATAATCATTGGAACTTGAGTCGGGCGCAATCACTAACTTGACATCTGCGGGAACAGTATCAAGAATAATGCCGTGCTGTTTCCCCGTATGGATACGATAATATACATTGTTCTACACAAAACCGGGGAATAGACAATTCAGATAGTTGATAAGGGCGGCCGCACTTGTATAACCATCACAGTCGCTATCAATCTGAATTAGAACTTTGTCATTTTGTGCGATATGTTTGATGAGAAGTTTTACACCCTCTTGGATATTCATAAGAATTTTTGGGTCTAAAATATCTGCATCAGTAGTATGTAGATAGTGTTCTACATTCGCCGGTACAATGCCCCGGTTGGCAAGTACCTATTCGACCGCTGTTAGCTATTTCTCCAGCGGGATATTAGGTACAATAAGTTGATACTCCATAAAGTATTCAACCTCCTTTCATGTAGATCACCACTAACTTATTATATGAATTTTGCTTCAATTTCTTCATCCTCTCTCGTCCAGTCATAAGAGGAAGGAAGATAAAAACGAAATGATTGATAAGGCATAGCCTTAGTTGCTGGCTTAATAATGGTGTTGATTGCTTCTTGAGAAATGCGGCGGTCGATATAAGACACATTTGCCGAGTGACCTCGTCCGCTATCCGAGGCGCGCACAACTCTCCAAATATCATCATTATCGAATAAAATCCAAGAGCCTGCAGATTTACTAATTACTCGTCTTATTGGTTTAATATCCATTCGAGCATACTGCTCTTCAATTTCAAGTAATTTTTCATTCGCCCCATCACTTTCATAGGCCCAAATAATTCCTCTCATAGCTGGAACCTCGGTTTACTACTAATTTCATGGCCTTCGGGGCAAATATCATACCAGTCGTGAACTGTACGCTCTTCATACTCATAAGGATCTAAATATCCTTGGAAGGGATTAGTACAAATGAGTTTAGTATATGTTTTTTCTCGAAGTCCACAATCATCTTGATAATACCATCTCTGACAGTGAGGACACCAATAGCCTAGCGCTTGAAGCTCACTTTGCAATTTCATAATACCGTCAATGGTATTAGCAATTACATCCATGCGCTCTTGAATGTCCTATGGACCATTTTTGAATACTTCATTTAGGTCGTACATTACAACACTATCCTCTCTTTGAATAGTTGCAGGAATACTTGCGGCCCGCAGTCGATCGGCGAGTCCTTGTATCCTGTAATTTTATTTTTATCGAATATAAAAGATATTGTTGCATAGTTCTTATATTTTGTTCTTAATCGCAATAAATTCATTTTCAAATGCTTGAATTCTTCATCACCAATTTCTTGGAACTGGCGATCAAACGCAATTATAATCTCTTCTGCGCCAGCGTCTAAGAGCATTTGAATCTGACAAGCCGATACGCTTGAACCGCAACACGCAACCGATATATCATTTTCTAATCCGAAATATGATTGATATAACAGACAAGATTTTTCTCCTTCAAAAATAATCGCTTTTTTCATAACACCAATATTCTTACGACTGTTATTAAAGTTATATAAGTTCATTCCAAGAGGATGATTATATAATTGTCCGTTTATACGCATCGGTCTATACTTACCAAAACGCTCGCCCTCTTCCGCACACAGGGTGCGTCCGCGCAGTCCCACAAATCGACCATCTTTATCGAAATGCGGAATTGTGATTTGGTCGCCTCCTGGATAAAAACCAATTTTTGCTTGGTCTAATGCGGCCTGAGTAATACCCTCTCGCAACCAGGGACCTATCTTCAGCGAGTAGTTGAAGCGTTCCAATATACCATTTTCATATTCTTTTAGGATAACCGAGTTATCCTTCACCTCAATATCTTGAATTCGCTCGTAGTTAGCTAGGTATTTCCAATCGTCTAAATCTTCATCTTCTGGTCTATTTTCATGGTCGCCAGAAAATCCAAATCTTTGAGCGATCCACCTTACTGCGTCATTTAGGTCGAACTCTCTATGCCATTGAATCTGAGCGACCTTGGCTGTCAACTCGAAAATATCGAAATAACTATCGCAGCCAGTGTAGCAGCGGAACAAGCCGGTGTTTTCATAGTAATATAGCTTTCTACTACCTTCACCAGGAGGGTTGTGACAGATGGTAGCGGAGACGAAGCCGAATGTGTCTCGACTCGGATCTCCGCCCCATTCTTGAAGTAAATCGAATACATTTTCGTCGGTGAGAGCCTCACGGATTTTGGTTTTATCAAATACCAACATTAGTTGATATCAACAAGAACCTTGACGCAGTATCCTTTCAGACCCATCTGAGTATTTACATAATCGCACAGAATCTCATGTGCGGGCTTGGGTAACTTGCCACTCTTACCCTTGGCAGCCTTGAGGATTTCATCAGCCATCAGCTTACCCATCTTGTACTCGACGGTGCCGGCGCAAACATCGGGAGCGGGCACAGTGTCACGCTTCTTGCCGGTAAAACCATTGTTAGGCTTGTTATTGGGGCGGTTGTTGTTGCGATTGAAGTTCTTCTTACCGTTGTTGTTATTTCTCTTATCGTTTTTTACAAAATCAGCCATTTCATTTATCTCCTTCTTATTTACAATTCCAAAATCGGAATCATGTAACAAATTAGCTTTTGCTCTCAGCCCTCGATTACTCTTCGCACTCGAAGGCTGATTCTTCGTCAATTCTAATACGAACATCGTCAATACTCACCATTTCATAATCATAGGTAGTGCAGAACATTGGTTTAATACGACACACGCCCAAATCTGCCTTACACCATAAAATTACGCCCTTATATCTACCTCGTCTATTTTTGTAAATTGACATCTTAATTGTAGGTCTTTCAAAAATATTAGAGGATAATATATTTTCTAAGGCTACCAAATCATCATCTTTTACAGAAAGAAGAATGGAGCCATAGTCAATCTTATCTGCGATAGCTTTCGCACCACGCAGTAAGTTCTGGTCTGGAGTTTTACTATCCTGGTAATCACCGTTCAACTGAGTGGCTGACATGATAAACACACCATGTTGGTTGCAGATATCTTTCAATCGAGTAGATAACATAAACAAGATATTATCTTCTCTCAGTTTGACACCACCAGAACGCTTAGTGATTTCTTCCAAAATTTTCAAACTCGTATGAATATAATCGTGGCAACGGACTCTTATATTTCTATAAGCGCTGACTATCTTTTACTGCGGTCGCCCCGGTTCAGCGAACGGCTGACCGGGTCCCGCAGGACACCGTTTCGGCATTTAATGGACTTCGTTTCCTAAAATCCAAGTGCGTATCAATAGCACCCCTACTCCCCCGCCCAGAAGGCCTGGGGGATAGTCGATACAGGTTCTTTAGACATCTTTCCAAGTTCGTTTTTTGATTATGTCAGCAATAGTGCCTTTTGAAATGCCATACTTCTCTGCTAACTTATCATAAGAAAGATTTGTTTCTTCTCTATCCTTTCTAATAAGTTTTACAGTTTCAGCATTGAGTTTTGTATGACGTCCATTTTCAAATACTTCTGGCATAATAAGAGCATATCTTCGTCCAGACCAAATATTTAGAAAAGAATTATAATGCATTATATCTTCATACTTTTCTTTATATATTTTAGTAGGACTTTCTTTTCTTTGATATGCCTTTCTTAATTCAATAACTTCTTCTTCTGTCAATTTCGCTTGAGCCCAAATTTCTTTCTTTCTATGCTCTATTGTTTTGGGTTTAGCACAATTTTTACCGCCGGGTTCAATATTATAACCATTTGGTATTTGACAATTATATTGTTGAATATATTGAATTTCTAATTGATTTAATAAATCAATATTTTCAACATCTTGTGCTAATACTTCATAAGTAAAATTTTCAAATCCGTGTTTGCGGAATGCTCGATGAAGTGGAGATTCATATTCACAATCATCTGGATTTTTATAACTGCTTTTATGATTATTATATCGAGCATTACCTTTGCTAATGGATTGTCCGATATATTTTTTACCATTTACATTATTTGTAAAACAATAAATAATTCCCATAGAACCACTCCTTTCATTATAGTATGAAAGAAGTCAAAGCTCAATTGACTAGTTCCGTCCAAAGTTTCCCACGGGATTCCCATGCATTACTGTTTAGGGTTCCCCGTTAGCACTTGCGGTTGCTCGGTTCGCCGGTCTTTGACCGGGCCCGCCGCAGGTACCCCGCTGATTAGCGGAAAAGTGTTTCATTGTCCCAACACCCTTTTAATAGGGTTGAACACATATTTTACATCGTGCTCACGAATATTTTTCTTTATCTTATCTTCTACATCTTTCAATGAGAAATCTGGTAATTCTTCAACATAAATAGGACTTTCTTTCAAGAGTTTAGCAGCCTGCATAACACGCTCTTCCTCACCCTCACCATACTCACCATTTAGAATATGTTCCTCATTTACATTTGATAAAAATGCCAACATCATAGTTTGGATTTCTTCAAGCTCCTGCTCGGTCGTGATAAATAAGACTGGCTCTGCAGGACCGCTGCCAATCCAACCAAATGTTTCATCATATATCTTATTGCAGCCGATGTAGCAGCAATCCGCAATCATTGAACGGGTCTTACCGATACCAGTAGCCGCAGACCGCAAGTAAAATTTCTTCAGTCTTGCGCCTCGAGTAACTGTATTGATTAGCGGACCATATAGAGGTACACCGACTTCTGGATGCTGTTTGAATTTCTCAATCAAATCAAAAATACCTTCACCGGCTTGTTGAGCTTCACCAAAAGCATCATCAACATATTGCAATCTAATATTATCAATCTTCGCATCGACAATATCAGCAATCTGTTCCAGTGAAGAATTATCTAATTGATCCTCTTGAAGTTGTTTCTTCTTTACATCCAAAATATTATCTGGGTCATAAATGTCAGTAACATCAATGCCGCAGTTATCAAATGCTCTCAATAGAGAGAATTTTTTCAAACGACCGTAATAATAATCGAAGGCTGATGGAATACTACTCTCAGATACCTTGAGTAGCCATTCTTCGCCCTTCCCTTGCTTATATACAGCCGCGCTCTTGGGTCGAGATGCGAAGAAATCAGAAATGCTTTCTAATGTAATTTTATTCGCACCTAACTCATGGATTTTATAAATTGCACCGAAAATCGTTTTGTGAAACGGATCGGCGAAATCTTCATCAACGATTGAATACCTATCAGTAATTTCCAAAAGTTGAGGAGTATTGAAAACACAGCCAATAACCTACATTATAGCTGTTGTATCGACGTATTTAGACGCCATTCATCATTCCCCTTCCTCGTCCAAAAATGTAAATAATGGACGTTTTTTTACTTTACGCTCGGGTCGAGGAATGACAATTTCCTTGACTCTCGGCTGATATAATTCAATTTGCACATCTTTATTCTTCTGTTGAGCTAACCACAATTCATAGAAATAGTTATAAGCATTTTGATATACATATGGAACAATACCAATGCCACCATTGGCTTTGGATTTATCCCCACCTTTTATTTCATAGTGATAATATAAGGCTTTTTGCATACCAGAATATGTGTAATTATATTCTTCTACATACTTCTTGATTTGTGCTTTGACACGAGGCTCGATATATGAAACTTGGAATAATTCTTTGATATATTCTTCCAGTTTTTCTCTATCTGTTTTTTCTCGATGCTCTTCCAACTCTTGACACGCTTTATGCACGTACTTATTATTGCCAACCATAACACAATCTTCGTCTTTTTTAGACATTGGCTTTTTACAATAAGCACAAACTACATTATCGTTTGGATCAATAATTTCTTTCTTTACATAATTCGGGTCTTTTTCTGCTTCACGAAGCATACATGCGGCGTGGGCGTATCGACGCGCAGAGACAAGGGCATATTCTTCCTTATCACGATCGAATCTTATTTTACAATACGGGCAAGTTACTATGTGTGCCACTATGATGCTCCTTTCTCAATTTTCTTATACTATATTATACCAAAAAATTATAAAAAAATCAAGTCGGAGCGGAACGCCCCGACCTGATACAAATTCTTACATGAGGTCAGCTTTGATGTCGCTTACGATCAGACTTACGAATTCAGCCTGCTCAGGAATGGTGTCGCTAACCTTCTTGCCCTTACCCAGATACTTCTCAACAATAGCAGTAATCTTGGGGCCGTTGGTAGTGCCACGGCTCATCAACTGGCCTACCAGATCCTGGAATTCAGCCATCAGAGCATCATAGTCATAAGATATCTCAGTAGGAGCCACAATGCGCTCGTTAGTAACGAACATATTATTAGTCTCCTCAGCTTCCTTATCAATAGCTTCATTCAAAGCATTGACGAGGTTCTTGTAACTCATAACAATTTCAACGGGCATATACTTGAAGCGGCAGCCGCACTCAATGATACCGGAACCATCACGCAGAGTCAGAACAGACATCTCACCAGCTGCCTTCTGGTGGGCATAACCATAAATGTCAGCCATACCAGCGATAACAGTCTTGGTGGAGTTGCTCAACTGAGGACGAATCTTAGTAGTCTTAGTGCCATCGGGATTGTCGACAACTTCCAGCTTTTCGTGCCCGATAAAGAACACAGCATAGCCGAGCTGAGTCAAACCACGGAAGACTTCGTTGAACTCTTCTTTAAACTTGGTCCAACCCTTACCATAACCCAGATCGCCCAAGTCCTCGATACCATTCTGATTGCAGATATACTTCTTGCAACGGTCAGCAGCGATGTCGATAGTGTCGATAATAACACAACGATACATAGCCTGGACCTCAGGCATTTTCAACTGACGATAAACCTGCTTCATTTCAGCCCAGGAAGTAACATCCTGTGCCATTACGCCAGGCAGAGCGTGGTAACCAGGCTCGAAGGCGAGAAGCAAAGGCTTCTCCATCTGGGCGGCAAGAGTGGTCTTGCCGCACTTAGGAGCGCCGTAGATATATGTGATGTAACCACTAAGGTCACGAGAAACTTTATGAGGCTGTAAAGCCAACAAATCAATTGCCATGTTTATGTCCTCCTCTTGGATTCAAATTAGAAATTGAATCCGCCCTGTGCGGGAGCTGCATTGGCAGGAGTGATACGGTTCTTAGAAGCACGGTACTCATCCTGACGCTGCTTCATTGCAGCCAAATCAACCTCACGCTTCTGGATAGCTTCATTCAGCTCAGCAGCAGTGATAGAGCCCTCGTCATCCCATACATAAGGCTCCTTAGCGGCGCCAGTGATAACGAAATCACGACGAGTGTTCTTTACTTCACGAACTTCGTCCTCACCGAAAGCAGACTCAGTTACGATCTGGCGAACGATGGTCTCAGATACCTGACGACCCCATACGCAGGTGAAAACAGGGTTCTTAATGGAAGCTCCCAGACCAAGGAAGTAGTTCATAGCGTTCTTATTAGTAGCGCTGAACTCAACGGGAAGCAGGCTCTTACGGAAGTCGAAAATAGCACCCTTGACAATTACCTTGTCAACAGTATTCTTCTCGGGATCGCCCTCTACCAAAGTAGCAGTGGTGATAACCATATCAGCCTTGAAGGTGTTACGAACCTTCTCGTCTTCGTCCAAAGTATCAACCTTATGAACGAAACCACCCTCGTTGCGCTTAGCGGAAACCAGCTCTTCCTTACCGTTGCGGTCAGTATAGAACTCGTTCAGACCCAAAGCAGAGTCAACACGAAGCTTGACAGCCTTATCGGCGCCATCCTTCATGTAAGTACCGAAAGTACCATTCACGATGTTATTCAGAGTGGTGTAAGTATCGTTAGGCTTACCAGAGCCAAAAGTAGCAGTCACATAAGTGAAATGAACGGGCACAATGTTAGTCATAGCATCATCAGTTGCGATGCTGATAGTACCAGTGATGAAGGGAGTGCCGGGGTTCTTGGAAGTATCGCCAGAAACCTTGGCCTCCAGGCTGTGCTCGTATAAAATTCCTTCAATGTGGGATTGATTGATCATAGTCTTTTTCATTATACAAAAATCTCCTTATTCAATAGTAATATTCTTTCCATTTTCAGTCAGTGAATAAATGACCGGGTCCTGGCCGACCTTCTCAACGAAGCCATCAGTAACCAGTTTACGCATCGCACCGGATACTGCACGAGAACTAATAAACAGACCTTCGGCAATATCTCTTGCTTTCCACATAGGAGTGTCCTGGTGCTCCTGCAAGAATACCATAATCAGCTTACCATTATCGGTAAACATAGGCTTCTCGCCATCTTCGCCCAGGCCGCAGAAGGCATTCCAATAGAGTTCTGCTTCTTCATTCATAACGGGCGCATCCATCTTGCGCGTATAGTACATCAACTCATTGACATATTTAATAAATTCTTGTTTCTTGCTCATTATTTTTCATAACTCACTTTCTTTATTTTTACCTTGTATATATATTATAACAAATTTATTTCAAAAAATCAACTAATTCTGTCATAAGTCAGAAATGCATAGTAAATATCCTTGTATTCTCTTAGTTCAGTACAAGTGCTGACCTCCCATTTAGGATCTTTATCCAAATTTGGGAAATAGGTATCTACATCTTTATGGTCTTTTAGAATTTTTGTTACATAAACACGGTCACACAAAGGAAGTAGTTGCTCGTAAATAGAGCCACCACCAATGATAAACCATTCTTCATCATCTTCAACATGAGCGAGACGAGCCATTGCTTCAGCCATTCCAATAAAACAAGTCATTTCTGCATATTGGCGCTCACCAGAAGTAATAACAAGATTGAGTCTATCTTTGAGTGGTTTATTGGGTAGGGAATCCCAGGTTTTACGGCCCATTACTACAACATGGCTAGTAGTAAGCTCTTTGAAATACTTCATATCGGGAGGTAAATGCTCCAAGAGTTCCCCTTTATATCCAATCCCCCAATTATTATCAACTGCAACAATTGCTGAAATCATATACCCAGCTCCAGTTTCAGTTGAGGTTTGGTGGGATGATAACCAGTCAATTCAAAATCTTCGATAGTCATATCGTAGAAATTGGTTTTTGCGGGATTGAGGTCCATGCGTGGACGCTGGAAAATTTCAGCATTAGTATTATCTTGATAACCTTCATCCCAAGCATATTGTTCTTCGAGATCACGAGCGCTGTAACGCGCCATCATCTCTTTAGCGGCATCCATATGACGATCGTAAATCTGCTCGTTTGCAACGACATGGCTAAATACACCGGGCTTATAACCTGTGTGTCGCGCAATCATCATCAGCAATGCCGCATACTGAATTTCGTTGATACCTCCTGGACCAGAAGCAGTAAGCATATCACCACTACGCTGAACCAGCATCATATCAAGATATTCGCCACGCACATTCCAAATGGTAAGGAAGGCACATGGGGCGAGGCCAGGAGTCTCATGTAAATCCTGTTCCTGCCATAGGCTTACAATTTTGCGACGACCATATGGGTCTTTCTCAATATCTTTGATAAGATTATTAATAAGGTCATAACGACTTACAGTAGCACCATAGCGCTGACCGATAGTGCCGTCGCCGATGTCCCACTCATCCCACCAAGTCACACCCATTTCGTGCATAGTTGCGATATCATTGGTTGGCTTCTAGTAAATGGTAAAAATTTCTTTGATACCAGTTTTCCAAGCCTGCGGACGGAGGGTACAGATCGGAAATTCTCCGTTACTCAAATCGTATTTACGAAAAGTGTGATTGACAGAAATTGTATGCGCGGGAGTGCCGTCTGCGTACTTAGGACGAGGATTAATATCCTTATATCCATAACGCATAATTTCTACAATCATATGATACATATATTTATCTGCTTTTGTCATATCAATCATCCTCTGACAGAGTATATCCAGTAAGGCGTCCGTCAATATATTCTCTAACGAAAATTTCAATCTCGTCAATCATAACCTTATCTTCGGGGTCGATAGCACCATTGAAGAGGTCGCTATATGGAATAAAATCAATTCCAGTAATGCCATATGCATATGCTTTTTGACGCATAGCAGAAGGATTACTACAAGCGATTTTCGCACCAGTTTCTTTTGCCAAGAGCATCAATCTACTGGTCTTACCGGAGCCACGACTATCAATAATTCTATACATAATTATTCTCCTTACTTTATACTGTATCCAAATTCTTTCGCCTTGAAATAATCCTGCCAGTAGTCCTCACGCGCATCGAGCGCAGAGCGATCGCAGATTTCGACGACCTCAAAAGTGAAATTCTCTGGGCCGGCCGCAATCATTGCAGGATAGAGTTTGTTGCGGGTTGGCGTTTCTGCGCCTACACCACGCTTAATATGCTATTTCCAACGGTCTGCTAAATTAGCAGCCTAACCAACATAGCATTTACCAGTTTCAATTTCTGTAATTTTATAAATTCCAGTTTTTACTCCTGTACCAATTACTCGACCAATAAGGTCGGTGGTTGGTTTTTCGTAATAGCATTTCCATATGACTTTATTCAAAGGCTCCTTATCTCGCAAATAGGGTTCAACCTATCGCAATAATTCAATTTCGTGAATATCTGCGTCAGATAACTAAATGCGATAAAAAGCCTACTAATCTTTCATTTCAGCGGCTCTCTTGGCTGCGGCAACTGCGGCGTCATTTGTAGCTCGCATAACAGCTACATTATCAGATAACTCTTGAAAAGCTTCTAACATATCAGCAACAGTTTTATCATATTCAGTCTAAAAACCAATTATATTATCTTGATATTTTTGGTTTTCTTCTTGAAGTGATTGCGCGAGTTTCTCCTATGCAGCCTACATACGAGACGCATAGAATAGTTCAGCGGCCTCTTGAGCCTACTTTTCCATAGCTGAGATACTGCCATTGAGGCTCTCCAACTACTCTTTAGCAGATTGGTTTTGAATATCCAGCTTGATTTTTTCAGATTTTAGATAATCATTTTGATTGAATAAATCTTGATTATTCTCTTCTAAAATCTTATTTTCTTCTCTTAATTGCTCGTTTTTCATAGCAATCGACTTGTCGAACTCCTGGACGGCAAATAGCCGCTATCTAAACAGTCGATATGTGATAAAGCCGCCTAATCCGGCAGCAACGAGCACAGAGGCGAGTAAAATCAACCATTCCATAATGATGGAAAAAATGGGGTAAGATATATTTCAATCTTACCCCTTAGTATATGTCAAAATTACTCAGCAGCTTCTTCAGTTGCGTCAGGATCGAAAGCCATGCCTGCAGGAGTCAGAGACAGGAACTTGACCTGCTTGTGAGTGCCATCCTCCAGCTCGATCTCAGCGGGGGTACGAACACCCAAGCCCTTGCGCTGAATAGCGCTGGTGAAGATACCGTCAACAGAACGCTTCTCCAGACCCAGGGTAGCAGCAACGTCAGCAGCGGTAACATTCTCGCCGTTGATCTCCTTCAAATAATTCAGAACTCTCTTAGAATTTTCCTTCATAGCCATAATAAAATACCTCTTTCTAAAAATTTTTTTGTTTGGATTTTTTTCTAACCTCTTCGGTTATGTAAATATTATATCAAAAAATTTTTCTTTTGTCAAGAAATTTTTTCAATTTTTTTCAAGCATTTCCATTACGAGTTCGTCAATAGCGACCATGTCTTCCAGACTACTAACACTACTAGACAACTTCATAATTTCTTCTTCTGCTTGTCGAACCTATTTTTTATCATCGCTGGTTTGGATGATACGCTCATACTTAGCGATCTTCTGAGCGAGGTTCTTGATTTCCTTTTGTTTCATCAGAAAATTTTCATCCTTAATCTTTACGATTTTATTATACAAAATTTTTTTCTTTTTGTCAATTACATGATTCCAAAAGTCTGAATGAAGTCATCTTCGGACAGGATTGGAATCCCCAACGACTTGGCGGTCGTGTTCTTGGAGGAAGTTGAATTCACATCATTATTGATGAGGTAATTAGTGTTCTTGGAAACAGATCCAGTCACTTTTCCCCCAAGAGCCTCAATTCGTGCCTTGATTTCATCACGATTCTTGAAATGAGTGAGTTTTCCAGTAATTACAAAAACTTTACCAGTTAGATCCGCTCCAGCGGACGGATCTGCGACTTCCGCAATTGATTTGAAATGAATATAGTTATTAGCAATAAATATTGCTTCACTATAATCGAAATGGAGAATACTGGAATGCATCTCAGCTCCAAAGTTAGGCAGTTCATAGAACGGGAACTTACTCTCCACAGCCTGCATGAAACTCTGCCAATCCTTGAAGTGTTTAGCTAAATCTTTAGATGCCGTTGATCCAATCAGCGGAATGCCGAGAGCAGCGATGAATTGACGTAACTCACATTCACTACTGGCACTAATAGCATCCAAAACCTTCTCGACGGATTTGATACCAAATCCAGGCTTTTTGACCCATTCATCCTTGTATTGAGCTAATTCAAAAATACCAGCATTACTATCTAACCAACCCCAATCAATCAGTTTTTCTAAAGTAGCTTTAGAAATACCCTTAATGTCAAGACCTTTTTTACCGCAGAAATGATCAAGACGATTGATTAGTTTACCATCACAGCTTGGATTAGCACATATGAGCATTATAGAATCAAGAGTAACTCTTGCTCTTACCTCACCACCGCACACAGGACATACTTTTGGAATGCGAAGTAAATATTCTTCATATCTACAACAATTTAGATTAGCAGATTTAACCTGCGGAATAATCATATTCGCCTTGAAAACTTCGATCTCTTGGAACCTAAATGCTCCCATTGGTCCGAAAATTTCATCCATAATATTAATATTGTGTAGGCTTGCTCTTTCTACGGTAGAGCCATCTACGTCGATTGGCTCAAAGACAGCGACAGGCGTAAGGACTCCGGTCCTACCCATAGTCCATTCAATATCCAAAAGTCGTGTAGTATAGGTTTCATCGTAGAATTTGTATGCTAATGCATTTTTGAAATGATGCCCGGTTTCACCAAGAGAGCGACCATATTCACAATCATTGAACTTAAACACCGCACCATCGATCGGATAACCGAGCTGTTTGGCTTGTTCGGTCAAATGGTCTACTACATCATCAAGTGAAATAGCAAAACCATCTGCGTCTTTTGCCGGTAATCCGACATATGGAACTGGAGTAAATCCAAAAGCACCAACATAATCAAGTTTTTGATTTAGTTTGTACTCATTTCCATTGTCGAAATACATAGGGGTAATAATATCCCATACAACAAAAGTTAGATTGCGGCGGGCGCACTCCTTAGCGTCCAAAAGACGAATACTTCCTGCGGCAAAATTTCGAGGATTTTTATAGTCATTACTGAATTGCTCGAAATTAGTATAGGTGCAAATAATCTCGCCATCAATGACTAAATCGCCCTTATAGGGGATTCTTGACGGAACGGACGGAAGCACTCGTGCATTATGCAGAATGTTCTCGCCTACAAGACCGTTACCTCGGGTTTCCGCAGACACCAATTCTCCATCACGATACATCAAGGAACAGGTCAAACCATCCATTTTTAGCATCGCCAAGATTTCTTTGTTTCCAACAAAGGAAGCAACTTCATCAAGAGATTTGGTTTTATCAAGAGATAACATCTTATGATTATGTTCGCTTTTGGATAAAGCATTTACAACTTCATAAGTAATAGTTTGAGTAGGAGAATTAGATAAAACTAATCCTGTTTCTTCTTCTAAAGATTTCAACTCAAAATATTTATTATCCCATTCTTCGTCTGTAATTTTTGGATTTCCTTCATCGTAGGCTTTAGTACAATCATTTAAATATCGTACTAAAAAACGAATTTTATCATAAATACAATCCATTTATTTCTCCTCAATTACATATATATTATAGAAAATTTTTTTCATTTTGTCAACTCATAGAAATCATAGACGTCAATATATAGAAATCTTATGTCTTCGTCTATAATTACTCTATACCCAAACACGAACTATGGTTCATCAAAAGTTAGTATTCGGCTATCTGGATTGATATTGAGTCTTTTCAGTAAATAATTGAAAGTAGTGTGGCTCATTTTTAGAATACAATCATTCTGTTCGCCAAACCACTCATAGAGTCGAGACATTTCTAGTCCCGACTCTACTTTAGGCATATTGAATCTCAAATAAATAGTTTTCATACCTTGCTTACAGATAAGATTTTACTATTTTTAATAACTAAATTACCCACAGAAGGACGACTTAATAGCGGGATTTCAGCAGCTTCAATACAGATGCTGCTCTTATCACCCAAAATTAAGACACTATCAGTATCTTCAACTAGGGTGGCCGCACTCACATCACCTGTAGAATCAGTAGGCTTATAGCACATTAGGCCCTTACCTGCTCTCTTTTGGAGAGGCAGCTCACTAAGAGGAATTTTCTTTGCCATTCCACCATAAGCGAAAATTGCCAACTTGTCCTCTTGGTTGCGTACGGGCAATGCGGCTACGATGGTATCATCCTCAGCAAGATTAATACCCTTTACACCAGAAGTCGCACGAGAGGTAGGACTTACTTCCTTAGAATCGAAACGAATAGCCATACCATTCTTGGTAACCAAAATCAATTGTTCGTCTTTGACGAGAGAAACTGCGGCCAGCTCATCTCCATCTTTGATAGTAATAGCTGCAATTCCAGTCTTTTTCTTAGTCTTGATATACTCTTCCAAAAAAGTTTTCTTGACTAATCCATTTTTAGTTACGAATAAAACATATGCGGCATCAGTATCACGATAGATAGAGTACATGACCGCAGGTTGTTCGTCCATATCCATATTGATAAGTGACTTGATGGAAGTACCCTTGCTTACATTTGTTCCTACTGGAACATCATTGACAAGTAGACGATACATCTTACCCTTGTCAGAGAAAATCATCAGAGAGTCAATAGTATTGGTACGAATTACTGCATGAGTAATATCATCCTGGGTTTTTACGCCCTTTCCATTTCTCTTCTGGGTGCGGAAGCTCGTTGCAGAGATTCTCTTGACGAGACCGCCTTCTGTCATAATGACAACGCACTTCTCCGGCTCAACAAACTCAATTTCTTTTTCTTCCTTGGTGGTTGCGACTTGAGTGATGGTTGAACGACGAGCATCACCATATGTCTTTTTCAGAGATTTGAAAATATTTTCCAGCTCTGGTACAGGATTAGCCAAGATAGTATTCAATCTGGCTAATTCAATTTCTAATTCAGCTTTCTCATTCTCAATCTCAATTTTTTCTAACTTAGCTAATTTAGCTAATTTCATGTCTAAGATCGCCTTAGCCTGGGCCTCAGACAGGCCGTACTTAGCCATGAGTACCACCTTAGCGGCTGCCGCATTCTCTGAACCCTTGATAAGTGCAATCACATTATCAATATCTTCTAAAGCCTTCAATAAGCCTTCTAAGATATGAATGCGGTCGGCAATCTTATCAGCCTCATATTTAGTTTTTCTCAACAGAACATCCTTCTGGTGGTCAATATAGATTTCCAAAAGTTGCTTCATATTCAATAGACGAGGCTTCTTATCTACTAGAGCAACCTGGTTGAAGCTATATGTGTCCTCTAAGCGAGAGAGTTTAAAGAGTTTTGCGATAATGGGCTCAGTAGATACACCTTTGGCGCATTCGATTACAAAACGCACACCATCTTTATTACTCTCATCACGAATAGATACAATACCTTCAATTTTACCTTCTTCACAGAGTTTGTCAATATCCTCAATTAGGTCTTTTTTGGAAACCTTATAAGGAATTGAGGTGAAAACAATACGGTCGCCAGATTTAAAAGACTCGACTACATATTCACCCCTAATACGAGCACGACCCTTACCAGTCAGATATGCAGCGGGCAACTCATCCTTGTTAATGATTGTGCCACCGGTTGGGAAATCGGGTCCTGCGATGAAGTTCAAAATGTCTTTTACATCGCAATTAGGGTTATTCAAAACATGGCAAGCTGCATCCATAACCTCATTCATATTGTGCGGTGCAAAGCTACAAGCCATTGCAACGGCAATACCGGAAGTACCATTGACAATCAAATTGGGGATGCGACCAGGGAGATATGTAGGCTCGTCCTCAACATCAGTATATGCTAACCGCCAATCAACAGTGTTCTTTTTGATGTCAGCAAGCATTTCTTCACCAGCTTTGGATAACTTACACTCTGTATAACGATATGCAGCAGGCTCATATCCATCTCGGCTACCATTATTACCGTGGAATGTAATGAGAGGATATCTCATATTCCAAGGTTGAGATAACCATACAAGTGCGCCATAAATGGAGCTATCGCCGTGCGGATGAAAGCGACCCATCGTATCGCCAACCGGCTGCGCGCACTTGACAAACTTTTTATTATTCATATAACCTTTGTCGAACATATCCCAAAGGATACGACGAGCAACAGGTTTCAAACCGTCTTCTGCGGAGGGGATCGCACGATCGGTAATAACGCTCATACTATAATCAATGAAGCTTTGTTCCACTTCTTCGATAATAGGTGTTTGAAGTATATCTCCCATTAGGGATCCTCCTTTACATCTTCTAGTTGTACTTTTATAAGATTTGAAATATAGTCAGTCATATGCTGACAAAACCATAATTCTGAAGCCAAAATATCAATTTTAACTTCCATTTCTTCTGCATCGATGCCAGAAGTTTCGACATATTCGATTCCTTCTGGCGTCAAAAAATTGAAATGTTTATCATAGGTGGGACGGACATATTGCAGTTTCTCATCCCAAGTTGCTATACGTGGCATAAGCCTCTTCCTCCGAAATATATCCAGTAGCTAACTGGTCTGCCAATTCGTTCCACTCATGTCCTGCATGACCTTTGATTTTTCTCAAATCAATACGATAGCCCTGTTTGTACCAATCGTAATAAGCCTGAATCAAATCCAAATTCTCAGGGGTTTTCTTGTCACTTTTGATCCAGCCTTTTCTCGCCCAACCGAACATCCATTCGTTAAATGTATTGACGCAGTATGCGGAATCGCTATATACGATCGGAGGCTGACCCCAATCATCGCACTTCTCGCCATAGTTGAGCATTACATATAAAATTGCTTTGAGTTCTTCGCGATTATTGGTTGTGTCATTTGATCTCTTGGATCTGACAAATGCAACTTGACCCTGGTCGTCAATGCCAACAATACCATATCCACCAGTCGCATTTGCTTTTCCATTTCCAAGACAACTTCCATCAGTATAGAAAATCATTGGGGTGTCCTTTCATTATATGGTCAAATAATTTATCTACATTGATTCCAGAGTAAATATCCACAGTATCATCAATGCGCTTAGCAGTGTTGCCTCGCAAAATCGTCAAACCTTTGAAAATGTGGTCGTTACACAATAAAGTTACATTATTGGGAAATGTTTCATTCATCTCTCTCTGGATTTCTTCACAGGTATGCAAATCTAAATTATCAGAAATGCGAAGTAAAAGTACATCATTGGGTTTGACTTCAATGGTTTGAATATCATATCCTTTAAATGGTTCAATTACAGCCTTGGTAGAGTCTACTGTACCAATACCAATTTTATTTGTAGGTAAGTAATAAATTTGATCGTCGGGATACCACTCGCCATTAGTAAGACTACTCATATAGGCATCCTCCATTCAAAAACATATTACTCGTGCCAGTAAGCTCACGCTTGAATACTGTAATATCTTTTACTGCATATTCTGGCATTAGAATTACATTCTATGTGTGAAGATTCTCGATGAAGCGATCGGCAATAGCTCTATATTCATCAAGATCAACATCATTGCCAATAGTGACGAGAACTGTATCGCAAGGTGCGATCTTAATTACATTCGCCATAATAAAATTTCTCCATATCTTTTAGCATTTGATTGAAATCGCGACTTAGGGTTGGATTGGCAAGGCGATAACGAATCACCTATGCTTCATATGTGAATGGCCCATCATATTCCTGGGGACAATTCAAAAGACAATACTCTTCAGCTAAATCTTTTGCTTGGATAATTTCATCATTTCTCAACCCATAAAACCAGTATCCATGATACTCAGACATCAATATTAGCCCTCCAAGAGTTCTCTTCAATGAACTTCTTTCTGGGCGTAACCGACTCTCCCATTAAACTCATAAATGTCTGCGCGACTGCTGCTGCGTCTTCCATAGTAATCTGTTTAAGAATACGAGTCTTAGCATTCATAACAGTTTCAGCCATTTCATCTGGGTCCATCTCACCTAAGCCTTTCATACGACCCAGCTCAAAAGATCTCTTCATACCAGCTCTAAATTCATTGAGCGCAGCATCATTTACGAGATACTTGATATTGGTACCATATGTTGCTTTATATAGAGGAGGTACTGCTGCATAAATATATCCCTTTTCAATAAGCTCGGGACAGAATTTCCAAATGAATGTAAGGAACAGGACTCGAATGTGGCTTCCGTCGACATCAGCATCCGCGGTGATAATAATCTTGCCATATCTCAGCTTAGATTCATCAACGATAACCTTACCATCTTTAACTTCCAAACCGAAGGCGTCAATCATACCGCTAATTTCCTTATTCTGAAGAGCCTTATGTAAATCAGTTTTCAAAACATTCAAAATCTTACCACGAAGCTGGAAAACAGCCTGGGTATTGCGGTCACGAGCTTCGATTGTAGTACCGGCAGCGGATTTACCCTCAACGAGGAATACTTCACAGAGGTGACGATCCTTAGAGTTGGCATCACTCAATACATCAGGTAAGAGTACACGCCGCTTATTATCGACCTTCCGCACGGTTTCCTTGGCTTTCTTTGCCTTTTCACGGGCCGCACGAGCCAGAAGAGCCTTATCTACGATTGCTTTGGCATCTTTTGGATTTGCATCAAGCCAAACTTTAATTTCTCTTGCGGTCAATCGTTGTACTGCGGTACGAGCCTCACTACTGGAGAGAACATCCTTTGTCTGACCGGAGAAAACAGGGTCAGGCATAATGAAGGACAGGACAAGAACTAAACCTTCCTTCAATTCTTCACCAGTAATATTGGCATCTTTTTCTTTGAGTAGCTTTTTTTCACGAGCATACTCGTTGATTGTAGAAGTGAGCGCGGTTCTGAAACCGGTCAAGTGGGTTCCCGCACTATTGGGAATGGAGTTGGTATATAAGCGATACATATCAGTATAAGTATCATTATATTGCATAGCAATTTTTACACCAATTCTATCTTCCATACTTTCAGTATAGAATACAGAAGTTACTTTATTTTTACCATCGTTTAGGTCATTAATGTAATCACGAATACCGTTTTGAGAAGTAATAGTTTCTTTAGTGTCTTTATAGTTTAGTTCAAATACTAAGCCAGGAGATAAGTAAGCTAACTCTTGGATTTGCTTCTTGAGAGGAGCGTATTCAAGCATAATGCCTTCTTTAAAAATGGTGGCATCTGGTTTAAACATAATAGCTGTGCCGGTAACTTTTTGATTGGGATCTTGTACTTCATTATATTTTAATAACTCGCCACGAGCAAATTCGGCTGTAGCCTTTTTACCGTCACGATAAGATACAACAGTAAAAATTTCAGACAATGCATTTGTTGCTTTAGCACCGACACCATTCATACCACCGGAGGTATTATAGCCAGTCTTGCCAGAGCTATCAAACTTTGCACCAGTATGAAGCTTGGTATAAACATTAACTAAAACTTCACTACCATCCTCAGCCTTGCCAAAAGGAACGCCACGACCATTGTCATGAATACAAATTACGCCATCTTCTCCAACGTCAATGGTGCAATGAGTACAATGTCCATTTAAATATTCATCAACTGCATTAGAAATGATTTCGAGTGTGATGTGTCTGACACCTTCGGGTCCAACACTTCCGATATACATTCCCGCACGAAGACGAATTGCTTCAATTCCTTCCAAGGTTTTAATTTGATTAACGCCATATTCAGCATTATTTACATTGTTAGGTATTTCCATTTAAAACCTCCACATTTATTTCTTGAACCGTTACAAACTTTTGATATGGCACTTGCGTCGCAATTATTATCTGCGGCCGCACGTGCTACGCTATCATAAACTTGTAATTCTTCATTATTATCATTCATTTTTACAACTTTCCTACTGGATTTTGTAATTCTACTGGTTTGAGTTTTATTTACTTTTATTTCAGGTTCAATTAAATTACCTTCTTCATCAGTAAATCTAAACACTCTACCTCCGGTGGTTAAACGTCGGCCATTGCACACATCACTAATCTTAAATCGGTCAAGACCCGTGTTTTCACCAGCTTCTGCTAACGAATTCCATGCTCCGACAATTTCTTTATTAGAAGAGATTTCACAAACTTTTTTACCATATTTAACTCGTTTAGTATCACTCATTTTTTTTGCGATAGAGGGATCAAACATTGGGCTATCAGTTTTATCAGTCTGATTGTAGCCTTTTGGTTTTACACAATCTTCTTTTACAATCCAATTATGTTCGGCTTCAATCATCTCTTCCCAAGAAGGTAGAGTTTCAATAATCTCAAAAGTAAAATTATCAATACCGAACTCTCTAAAAGCAATCATTAAAGGATAATTATAATGATGGTCTTTCTCATTAATGGAAGCTTCTTTATGTTGTCTCCATCTGCGTTCAACTTCAATTGATGAACCAATATAGACCATTCCATTTTTTTGATTAGTTATTTTATAAATTTGATACATAGAAATTCACCTTACCTTTCTATTATATCATAAAAATTGATAAAAGTCAATTTTCCATTCCGGACCAATGCCGGGACGAAATCGGTGAAACTGACCCTTATTCCGCCAGTAGGTATGCGGCCGCAATTTTTTCTGCTTGGGACATTTTTTCAAGCCATTTGTCTCTTGCATAAATAAGACCACGACCAAAACTTAAAGAAGCGTCAAATAAATGTTTGGCTTGGAAAAGAACAATAACCTCTCGAACAGACAAAGAATATAACTCCAATGCTTGGGAAAATGATACATTTGGATAATATTTAGCATAATATTGTAATCTTCGTGGAAGTTCATACTGATGCTCAATACAATAATCTATCATACCAGGACGAAGTCTAATCGCTTCGATGCCTTCAAGCGTCTTTATGTCTTTTACGCCATAATCTGACATATCGTTCTCCTTTCAAATTTCTTGAGATTTTTCTTGTAGTTATATTATACCATTATTTTTTTGAAAAATCAACTCAAATTTCTCTGATCGGAATAATTAAATTTATTTGGCCCAAAGAAAAAAAAAAACATACATGAGATTTTTCATATTTTATTAGAAATAGAATTTAACTCTTTTTATTTTTGAGAGAAAGGAAGATTTTATATGGGTGCTTTAAAAATTAATGTATCTAACCTCGATGGTTAGAGTTGGCCTTTGGTACTTCATCAAACATTAAATTACAATTCGACTGGATGGGGTCCAGGCATAAAATTTTTAAATGCTAGTGATAGTTCAGTTAAATGGGCTGGTATTGGTGGAATGGCTAGCAGCGGTTATGCGAATAATAATGATTTAGTATTTTACACTTAGGCAGAACCTCGTTTTCGCATGAATAGTAATACTTTTTATCCAATAGGAGATGCCATTTATAATTTAGGTGGACCAACTGTTAGATGGGCTGATGTTTATGGTATTAATTTTCATGGAGATTCTGCTATATTAAAAGCTGAATATGCTTTAAGATTTACAAACATTAATACAGATGCATATTTAGCTGCTAATTCATCAGATGGATTGTTTTTGGCAGTTTACGGGTCTGGTAATAGTGGAAAAAGTATTTATCTTGAGACCTATAACACTGATATATATCATCGTAAAAATGGTACTAATTATAAAATTTTAACACCTAATAATGGAGGTTTCTACACACTCACTCGGGAAGATGTTGGAAATTCTTATAATATTGATAATTTGACTTTTAACGGATTTTTTGAAGTACGTGCATCAAATGAAGTGACAGTTTCTGGTGCAAAACCCTGGGATGGATATTACGGATGTGTAAATTTTCATGATGGTGTGTGTAAAATGCAAATTGCAGGAAGTAGTTAGTACGGATTTGCAATTAGAGGAATACAAAAACCTAATGCTACTTTAACTGATATTCCATGGCATACTTTACTAACTTCTGCCAATTATAATTTATACTCTCCAACTTTAACAGGCGGAGGAGCTTCTGGCACTTGGGGTATTAACATTACTGGTGCATCAGCTCTTATTTATAATGGAACAGCATGGGGAGGATTTTACGCAGATGCTGATACACATATTTTAGAACTTGGATATTTTCAAGTTGGTTCTGAATTTTAGAGTTGGGTGTTATGCGTTAGCAGTTCTTTTTGGGGAAATTAGCATTCTTCATCTGATTTAATTACAGTATAGAGTGATACTAATGGTGGTTTTGGTTATTCTACTTCTAGAGTGCAAATAGGAGGAAAAATAAAACGAACATTTTATTTATATAAAGATGCTACAAATAATAGATTATATTTATATGTTGCAGTATATGGTGGAAATAGTTATGGTTATTGGGATGTTTCTTTATTAAATGGTAGATATGTAAATAATTGGGTTCATACTGCACAATTTAATACAATTTTACCAAGTGATTCAACTGAAATAAGTGAAGAATCTTTTAAACCACAATCTCATAGTCATATTAACATAGGTGATGGAACTATGAGTATTGTAGCAGAGAAAAATAATGAAATTAATTTCGGTGGCACTAATAACTATATAGATTCAACAATTTATATGGGATATCGTGCAACAGATGCTAGACCTATTCCAACTAAATTTGTTTTTGGAGGACCAAATGGTGATGCGACTATTCATGCTAATTATTTTACAGGTACCGCAAATTATGCTACCACGGCAGGATAGGCTTCTACAGCTAATAGACTTACATCAACCACTGCGATGTGGGGCGAACCTGGCACTCACAATGGAAAATGGGTAAAAATTTGCCAAGAGACTCTTGGGGGATGGCGAAATGCTCGGTTAGTATTAGCAATTTCATCTAGATATTAGGGCACTGGAATTTTTAGTCTAACTTTAGATGTTAATAGCGCTGGTTTGGCCCCTCTTGTTGGAAGTTTAAACTATAATGGCTCTTGCCCTTATGGAATTGATGATTTTAAAGCCTATTATAATGAGAGTACTGGTAATTTTACCATGTGGATGAAATACGTTAATTATTCTTAGGCAAACATTACTGTTTTAGAATCTTATCAATGGTATTCTTCTATTTAGAATTATGGATTTTGGGATACTATTCCTTCTGATGTTGGATACGAAATAGGTATTAAAGTTAATGCTGGAGATACTTGTCACAATTTTGGTGCAAATCAACCTAGTGGTAATGCTCGAGTTGGCACGCTTTATTATTAGACTATTGGATAAGGGAGTAAATATTATGCAAAGTGGAAATATAGCACAACAAGATAATTATGTTCCATGTCACTCTAATGGCAGAGATGACCGGCGATGGTTCGGATATGAAACTGAATACTCTGTTTTTTATGCTTGCGGTATTCCGTTTGTAACTCCGTCTAGTGGCAAAACAACAAGCTTAAGCATTACTTTTGATGCTTATGATAAATATAGCGGCTCAGCAACTTCTTAGAAAACTTATAATGTACTTATTACATCTACAAAAATTACAAGTTTTGACACTTTAAAAAAATAGACTCGCACAACTACAGTAGTTGTTCCAAGAACCGTATATTAGGCTACTTCAACAGTAACTTTTAATATTTAGAATTTATCGTTATCACCTAATACTACTTATTATTTTTATATTTGGTATCCAGATGCAGTATGGTCTTGTTATCTTATGACCAGCTGTAGCATTTATGCAACTTATGATGGTAATACGGTATGGATAAATACAGATGGGACAAACTGGCAACGAGCATTACCTTGGATTTGTGTTGATGGTACTAATTGGAAACAATGCATTCCTTGGATATGCGTTGATGGTACTAATTGGAAATAGTGTGGCGGATAATTTAAATTGGTCAAACCTCATTTGTTATTTAATATTAAAATTTTATAAATAATACGGAATAAAATCCGAATTTTAATGAAGTAAAGGAGAATTAAAAATGCCTACCAATGCAGAATTATTAGCTCGTATTGAAGTACTTGAGCGCCAAATTAAAGAGCAAGACGCCTATATTAAAAAAGTAAAAGAATGGTCTGATTTAAGCGACCATTGGTTACAAGAAATGATTAATAGCCTTACTGAATGTGTAGATAAGTTGATGGGCATTGATCATACTGGAGAGGAAGATTGATTATGGAATGGTTACCATTATTATATGAAATTTTACAAGTATGTGTTATTCCTCTATTAGGTGTATTAACTGCCTATGTGGTAAAGTTTATTAATGCAAAAAGTGCAGAAATTCAAAACAAGGTTGATAATGATACTGCGGATAAATACATCGCAATGCTCGATGATACTATTTGTGCTTGTGTTATTGCTACTACTCAGACATATGTTGACGCATTAAAGAAGGAAAATGCATTTACTAAAGAAGCTCAAAAAGAAGCTTTTGATTTGACATTTAATGCTGTTATGACAGTATTAACTGATGATGCAAAGAAATATTTAAGTGAGATTTATGGCGACTTAACTGCTTATATCACTAATAAGATTGAAGCAGAAGTTAGTTTGAATAAAATCACTCCTGTTTGTTAATTAAACAATAAAAAGGCGAGATATTGAAATTAATCAATATCTCGCCTTTATTTTTTTTATTTAATTAAATTTTATAATAAATTGCACCAGTTTCACCATAGCCAGGAATCGCAGAGGGATTAGAAGCTGGATCAGTAGTACCAAAAGTTCCATTATGGGTACAATTTTGAATTTGATAAGTTTTCATTACTGACCCAGATGGTGAGGCAAATGCATGACAAGAAACATTACCGATTAGCGCAACAGCTTTAACATAAAAATTATTACCTCCAGAAGGAGTATTTAAATATACTTCAATGTCAAATCCAGTTGCGGCCCCATCTCCAGTGGAACGAATATAAGTAAAGCAATCAAGGCCATTATCACAATGTCCAAGAGGAATAAACTATGTATTATAATAACCGCCTTGAACTAAAATAGTAAACATATCACTAGTTGAATATGAATAGTTCTTTCCAATAATTAATAATACAGATAAAGGGCCAGTATTTCCGCTGTATTTAGTTACTGTAGCGATTTTATACCACCCAGAAGTATTTAACCATGCTGAAGCACTGTTAACAGGAATATCTCCAATATCCAATACCCTATTATTACCTTCATTCTAGAAAAAATAACCATCAATTTTAACACTAACTTCATTCGCACTCGGATATGCCATAAAAGCCACTGCGCCTTTATTACTGTTTGGGCCAGCATCCCACTCCGTAATTAAGCCAGTTCGCACAGTACCCCAATCTGATGTGGATGCCCTCTAAACAAATCCCGCTGGATAAGAAGTAGTTGTGGAGCTACCTGCACTTCCAGCACTATTAGCATAATTTACACTAAAATTAGCTGGATTATACACATAGCTATTACCATATTCATTAGCGCCCCATAGCCAAGTGGGCTGCCCACCTTTGCCATCCCAGTTAAAGTGATGTCCATCAATAGTATCAGCATTAGATGCGGTTCCAGCAAATATTCCCCATGGTCGTACAAGCCATTTTGAATGAATTTCACTTGCTACAGTATCTGCATTATAACTGCGTGCAGAATAGGTGCGCCCATCACCAGCAGTATATCCGTCATAATAAACAGTTGCATAAGCAGCTAAGCCATATGGACTACTCAAGTAATATCTTGCTCCGCCGCCGCGCAACCAAACTATTAGTCCATCAACGGATAATGTCATACCACCAACCATTGTAGAATAAGTTTCACTAAATTCTTCAACCATAATATTATGATCATTTCCGCCCCATCCTGAGTCACCACTCCATCGCAGTGTAAAAGTTAAACCGCCCCTATGAGTAGATGTATTCCAGCTATTGGGCGCACTGTCATTATATCGGCGAGATATTGATAAAGTCTCCCATCCAAATAAAATACCACCGTGCCCCATATTAATATAAACAGGATAATAAGTGTTTGCATTTCCATCAATCCAAATCGCTTTAGAATTACCTAATAATAAAGTCCTATCAGAAGCCCCTATCTCCGCTAATGTCCAAGACACATTCCCGCTACCATCAAAAGATTTACTACTATCTCCAATAGTGAAAGTGCGTGCCGCAGATAGCTTGGAAGCAGTAGACGCATTACCACTTAAATTACCAATAAATGATGAAGCAGTTACAGTTCCACCGAACTCAGCATTTAATGTAGTTAAGCCAAATTTTAAAGCATTATAAAAGGTGCTACCTTCTTTATCGCTCTAAAATACTAAAAAGTTTTCATTACCTGCACCAGATCCTAAATAACCTATGCGCCAATCATATCCAGTTCCACCAGTGTAATTAAATGTTAAAAAGCGATCTTCATTACCAGCTGCAAGAAGCAAATCCCCATTAATCTATAATTTTTCCCATTATTTAAAATCTCCTTTCTCTCAAAATAAAAAGAGTTATATTTCTAATTATATATAAAAAATCATATATGAGTTTTTTTTTCTTCTGGCCAGAAGAAAAAAAATGCTTTAGGAAAAATAATATAATATAGAAATAGATTTATACTCTTTGAGAGAAAGGAGATTTTATATATGGGAACGTTAAAAGTTGATGGCCATATTGAAGGAAAATATTTAAAATCAGAATGGCTATATACTTCAGCAGCAACGGCAAAAACAAGTGTAAATAAAATTGCTTGTATTGGATCAGATAATTATATATATTATATTACTCCAGCAAATATGAATGTTGGTCGAGCTTCTATTTTAAATAAAAATGCGACAAAATTAAATACTGATGCTGATATTGATGCTTTTTTAAATAATGGAATGCAATTAACTTGGATTGGAAGTGATATTACTGGACTTAAAAATGATGGTGCCGTACTCTCTATTGGGCAAGGATCAGGATGGGGAGCATAGCTTTGGATAGATGATGGTGCTGGTAGTGGCGGAATGGCAGTACGCTCAAGAAAGAATACTACAACATGGAATGATTGGAAACCAATTTTAACTTCTGCAAATTATAGTAATTGGGCATGTCCTGCATCTGGTTCAAATAATTATATTAAAGTATATAATTCAAATAATGTGGGAGGTTCTTCTACTGTAACTTTTAATGACCTTGCTAAACAAGGTTTTGCTGCTGCTATGATTCACGCAGCAGAAGATAATCCTCGTGGAGCTGCAGGATGGATACATGGGTTAAGTATGGCTTGGGGAGCAGGAAGTAATACTGATTGGATTAGTCAATTAGCGTTTGGAGTATAGGATAGTAACGGATTATGGTATAGAACTAACTCAAGCGCTTGCGTGGGAAAGCCTTGGAAAAGAGTATTAGATAGTAGCAATTATAATTCATATTCTCCAACTCTAACAGGCGGAGGAGCTTCTGGTACTTGGAATATTAATGTGTCTGGCTAGTCAGCTACTACAGCTACAGTTGAAATTCGTAGTATTAATGATTATAATAATTTTTATGACATGGCTGAAGGAAAATTTCATTTGCGAATGTTGTATGGTAATAAAAATTTACCTGAAATTACTAATGCTGGTGCTGATGTTAGCGGTTGGATGACAGGTATTGCTTGGTATTAGAGTGATGCTGCTTTTGGTGCTTTTTATTATAGTCATTAGTTTGATAAATTATATTTTGCGAATGGTTCAAATCGTACTACTTTTAACCATCATCATCAAATTGCTTATTTAGATCAAGTATTACCATTAAGTGGCGGTACTATGAGTGGTTCAATCAGTTTTACTTCCACTGATCCATTTTATTTTTATGGAGCCGGCACTGAAACATTTACTTTGGGATGCATGTATGTTGATAATGGGGGATTAGTTTTTGAAACTCCAAGAAGTGGTAATAGTACAGCTTATGCCCCTTTACCTTTTCGAGTAGCTAGTCGAGGTGGTTGGTAGAGTGGAAATTATGCTCCATTATATTGTCAAAAAGTTATTGTTCAGAACTATGGTAGCTCTCTCCCTTCTTCTGGTGCAACTGGAGAGATATTTTATAAAACTTAAAACTAAAAAAAAATAAGGCGAGATAGATGAAAATAATCATCTATCTCGCCTTTTTGTTGTTTAATTTATCCTGCAGCGTTATCACTAAATGACTCAGTTAATGGGTCATCATCATTCGTTTGCAACTATGCCATAACTGTTTCATATTTTATACCGCCTTGAGTATTTTCTTTTTCTGCTTTTCGGTAATAGAAGCCTTGGCCGACAGCATATGCTCCCCAAGGAGCCATAGCCATTGCAGTTAACCAAGGTAATTCACCAAAATATTGATTTGAAATACATACAAAAGCGAGTATAATAAATGCAAGAGTCACAACCCATAAGAGAAGTGACTCTTGAATCAATAATCTTTTAGAGAATTCAGTGTCTTTTTTAGGTGCGGGCTTTTGAGCAGTTTTGTTTTTATTCATAATTAAATTTTCTTAGTATAGTTAAGTGAAATCCAACCGGCGCCAGATTTCAATTTGCCCCAACCAGACTATTCTCCTACAATAGTATAAACTTGACCTTTTTTAACCTGAGTATTAATACGATACTAAACGCCTGCTCCCGCACGAACATTTAATACATCAGCAACAATTTTAACTAAATAAGATTCAAACTCCGGTACTTTTGGAGCTGCTATACTATCTCCGTTATAAGGTAATAAATTAGTAGCATAAGTCACACCAGTAATATCTCCAGAAGCTAAAGTAGAAAATACGACTTTACCGTCATCACGGATTTCACGCACATATAATTTCTTACCAAATAACCAAGAAGGAATGGAAGCACCAGAAGAATATTTTGCTCCATTTTTTAAAGATACTGCCTAACCTAATTGTAAATCATTTACAGCCTCAATGACTTCGTTTTTCTTTGGCTGTTCAGGATAAATAACTTCTCCTTTGGAATTGAAGACATAATATCCAATACCAGCTTTATCACAAGCATTTTTTGCATTTTGTAATTGACTATATGCTCCAATTTGACTTTTTGAATCTTCCCATGACTTTCTTACACGATACATTTCATTAGAGGGTGCGGCCGCAGGTACATCGTCCTTTTTATCGGGCTCAGCTGGTTCGATTACAGATACTTTAGTTCCCATTAAATCAGCAACATCTTGACGAGCAGTTTCCATTGATTTACCAAATTTAGGGAACCAATGATTAATATCACCATGATTGGAGCCTAATCCTAACTTATAAGAATCTGCATGACATAAGATAGTTGGAACGTCAATACCATTAACACGGACGGTACCAAAAGGATCAATATCAAACATATCACATAAATATGCAGTAATTTCACATGCCTCTTTATAGACTTTATCAAAATAGGTTTTATCAGTTAATCCATCTTCACAAATTTCAAACTGAATCCAACCACTATTACAAGACCCTTTAGAACCACTACCACAACCCCAAGGCTTATAATCCCAAGGCATTGTCTATATAGTAGCAACAGTTCCATCAGCTAATTTACCGATCCAACAATTTAATCCTGCTTGACGTTCAATATGATTCCAATCATTTTTATATTGATTTATACCTAATAATGCTAACATTTCCTCTTTATCAGAAGCATTGTCACTTGGTTGCACATAACGCTTTAAATTAGGGTTATTAGCACCAGTAGAATGCCATAAAACGCCTTTAACAGTCATTTTACTTGTTCCTTTATAACAAGTGCTTTGAGTTTGCATGCATACAAGGGGTTTATTAGAAGCAGAATACTTCATTTTTCCGTTTCCTCCTTCTTTTGGGATTTCAATTTTAACTTCTTCTTTAACAGCATATTTGTCATAATATTTTTGACCATATCCTGCTCTCTTGTTTTGTGCGGCCTCGCTTTGATCGGCGGGACGCTCAAATTTTAATAATACTGCATTAGAAGCTTCTAAAACAGATTTTGCTGTTTGTAAAGTAGTCCATACAGATTTGTAGCTAGTTGACAATTGGTGACATAGGAATTCCATCTGAGTAGTACCATCACCAATAGATTTTTTATTGGCTTGGAAATAAGTGAGCATTTCTTGCTTCAAACTCCAATAGGTCCATTGAGCCAAACCATAACCAGCTTTATCATTAATAAAGTTAGTATAAATTCCTGCATCTACTGCGGCAGTATATTCAGCATCACTCATACCAAGAGATTTTTCATAGGTCTGCTGTAAATTGCAAGGACGTAAACCAGATTCAGCAAAAAGATTTCCCATTAAACCAGCAATACCATAATCATTTAAGCCTTTAGATTTAAAATAATTCCACATTACTTTTTCATCAATGGCATTTGTATTAACCTTAGAGGTATCAATGATTATAGCATTTTCTTCTTTCTCTTCTTTTGCTACTGGATATACAATTTCCCCCTTTGAATTAAAAACATAATAACCAACACCAGCTTTATCACAAGTCTTCTTTGCATTATCTAAAATGCTATATGCACCTAATTGAGATTTACTATCAGCCCAAGTTTTTCTTACTCGGTATAATTCTTTTTGAGGAGTAGCGGTTGTTACTGCGCCTCCAAAAGTAGTGCGTTTAGCTTGCGCTTGACCATACCAAAAAGATTTAGTAGTTCTAGTATCCACATGGACGAAGTGACCATCTTTATCAGTTTCATACAAACCAATGCCTAAAATACCAATAGATTCAGCATATTTGGCAATTTCGGCAGGTTTTACTCCTGTAATATAAATATCTGCAGCTTGGCCTTTCATATGACGAGAGCCAGTTGCTCCACCAACATTTTTATTATGTGTAGTACAACGATAAGCAGAACTTACATTTACAGGCTTGCCAAAATGGTCTCTGATTTTTTGTAAATATTCCACTAATTTGTCATCAACTAAAGTTTTAGAACAGCAACCAGATCCATGACAGTCAAATTCAGTAGACTTAAAATTTGTGCTTAATTTAGTTGCAATTCCTTTTGTGTAAGTTTTTACAGCCATAAATATTCTCCCTTCTCTCAAAATTGATATGAAAAAACTAGGGTAGAAAAATCTACCCTAGTTGACATATATTACATTTTCTCTGCAATTTTTGCAATTTTAGAACGGTGAATGTTTTTCAATGTAATTTCACCATATACATCTTCTCCGCGATATACTTGAGAGGCTCGTTTCATACCATTACTACTACCAGCGAAATGGATATCATCGACCTGTGCCTTACAGTCACCATCAATGATGCATACGCTATCTTCGCCAATTCGTTGTAGTGTTAGTTTCATCAATTCAATATCTAAGTTTTGAGCTTCTGAAATATAAATACCAGCATTCATACCAGAAGTGTCATAACCTCGAATATCAGATAAAGGTAATAAAACTAATTTCTCCTATTCAATCATTTGCTCGACCGCAACACGACCGCCAAATTTACTAATTAGCAAATTACCGATCTGTGAGTCAAGTAATTTTTCATCGCGAGTACCAGGATAATAACCCAGTTTTGCAGAGTTTTTAGTTGCAACAGTGTTGCAAAATACAATAATACGGTCAATGCGGTTGCGCTCGAGTTTGTGCAACAGGAAGCCCAGACTAATGTAGGTTTTACCGGTTCCCGCAGGACCTTTTATCATTGTGATTTTATTGTTATTCAAACTATCAAATGCCAACGCTTGATATACATCGCCCTTCATTGGTTTGACAGTTCCAAAATAATTGGAGTTGAAGTTTTCATAAGATAGACGACGATAGCCTGAACCAGTCCAACATAGTCTATCTGCGGGTTCTTCTGGAGCATCTGCATTATAAACGAGTAAATATTCATTGATATGTAAATCAAACATATTTTTATCCATATTAGAATAAAACTCGCTCATTTTATCAGTATCCAAATAAACCTCTTTATAACCATCATAATCATATGATTCTTCTTCATATGATTCAACAGGCATATTTAAGCATACACGAGCTAAATGTTTGCAACATAAATCATTTGTTACAAATATGATTTCGTCTTCTGGCTTTAGCGACTCCATAAAGGCATCTGCGCAAGCGAGAATTTTACTGTCTTCATTTACGGGTAATTGATATTCGTCAATGAAATCAGTAAGGGTATTATTCCAAATCATAACTTTATAACTATTATAATGTTCATCTAATTCATGTACTACTTTTCGAGCAGCAAACTTTACATCGGGATCTTTGTTTGCAGAAGTCTTAATATGTTCTAATTCTTCTAAAGTAATTGAAGAAATTACTATTTCAGAATCATCGTCCCATAAGTGATTAGCCTTCATCAACAAAGAGCAGGTATCATAAAACTTATACTTCATCATCATCGTCCTCTTCTTCTTCGTAGTCGTCCTCGCGGCAGAAACCGATCAGTCTCTTGGGAGTATCATCTTCGGCAGAGGCAGCCGCCTGACGCATTTTGATATTGGTTAGGTTGATAATTTCGCTTTGTTTGGCTTTTTTCGCTTCCATCCAGGTAAGTACTAATCCGCTCAACCCATCAAGAAGTGGTATCGCATAAGATACAAATAAAATACCAAGGATAAAATATAATAACTCCATATATATCTCCCCCTTATGTTATATGAGTATTAGGGGTTGATAATTATTGATTTCTGGCCCGTAATCTTTGATAAAATTTATCTTTCTTGTCGATATATTCTTTGAGATATTTCTTTTCTTCTGCTAAATCCTAGCTAATTGTAGCTAATTCTTTTTCAATCGCCCCAATCTGACTTCGCAACATTTTCGCTTCGTAAGATTTTGGATTGAAATGTTTACTGGTTTGCATATTACTATATAAATGACGCAAAACATCGAGCTTAGGTTGAATCTCATGGTCGCGCTTGAAGCGCAATGCCTTGATATATGCGCGAGCCTCTGCAATGCAGCAACCAGTACGCTCGCTAATCATATCCATATCATCGGGGTGACATTTAGCACCACCTTCAAATGCCTATCCATTACAAATCATCAGACATCTTGCATATCCCAACTTTTCATCAAAAGCAAATTCAATATATTCGTGTTTCATATAAATCTCCTTTATTATAAGATATAATTATTATACCCAAAAAAATAGGAAAAGTCAAATTAGAGCATTTTGGAGAAAAAATTCCTATGGGCGATCGGAATCCCAGAAACGACCGACAACGAGAACCAACGACAAATAGCCCCAGGAATTTCTTCCTGGGGCTGGGATTCTATATTTACTTAGTCGTTAGCGGACACGAGGGCGATGATAGCCATGCCCAATCCCGCAGATAGCGGGATAATCCATAATAAATGGAGGGCACTAATCATATTACACGTTATCAGAGTTGTCAGCCAACTTTGCACCCAACATACCGCTAATTACGGAAGTGGGATCAATGCCGGTGGAACCCTTGAAGCCTTCGATGATCTGGGTGATGTTAGCCATCATGTTGCCAGCCAGCTGACCGGAATCGTTACCAATCAGGTGGATGTTAGCGCCGTTGTAGCCCTGACCGATTGCCTCAGCAATCTTAGGCAGCTGCTCGTACAACACCTTAGTGGCTTCCAACTCCATCTGCTGACGAGCGGCGTCGCCGTACTGCTTCAGAGCTTCAGCCTTCTCAAGCATACCCTTTGCTTCAGCCTCAGCCTTAGCACGGATAGCTTCTGCTTCTGCCAGACCCTGGGCCTGTGCGGCAGCAGCCTTAGCCTTACCTTCGGCCTCGATAGCCTCAGCCAGGCGCTTCTGAGCCTCTGCCTCAGCAGTTGCCAGAGCAAGGTCGGCCGCAGCCTTCTTCTCAGCTTCGATACGAGCAGCTTCAGCCTGGCGCTCACGCTCATACAGCTCGGCTTCCGCAGCCTTCTGTGCGGCGTAGGCCTTAGCATCAGCAGCCTGGGCTTCCGCATACTTCTTAGCGTCAGCAGTCTTCTTCACTTCTGCTTCCAGCTTACGCTCCTGGATAGCAACCTCACGCTCCTGCAGTTCAATTGCCTTCTCCTGACGAGCCAGGTTTGCCTCAGCTTCTGCGATTTCGCGAGCCTTACGCTGGTTCTCAGCCTCGATCTGCTTTGCAGCGTCAGCCTTTGCCTGCTCGGTGTCAGCCTGGGCCTGCATAGCAGCCTTCTTTACGGCGAACTCAGTCTGCTTCTGAGCGATCTCGGTAGCAGCCTCAACCTTGGCGTCGTTAGCAGCCTTGTCAGCCTTTGCAGCCTCGATAGCAACTTCAGCCTTAGCCTTGGCGGCAGCGATCTGAGCTTCCTTCTTGATCTTCTCGATGTTCTCGATACCCAGGTCACGAATTACACCATTCTTATCAGAGAAGTTCTGAATGTTGAAGGTGGTCAGGTCGATACCCAGGTCAGCCAAGTTGGGAGTAACGTTCTCCTGGATCTTCTCCGCAAATGCTTTCTTATCGCCACGAATCAGATCTTCGAACTCGGTCTGGGAAATGATTTCACGGATGTTACCTTCCAAAACGGGGATAACAATGTCACGGATCTGCTGAATGCTGTAACCTGCAAACTTGGAAGCAGCGACTGCCTGGCGTTCGGGGTCCTTGGAGATAGCCATGTTCGCAACTGCGTCAACCAGCACGTGAATAGCGTCCTTGGTGGGAATTTCATTGCGGGAAGTAAAGTCAACCTGGATATTTTCCAAGGTCATCTTCTGCGTCTTCTGCACCAGGGGGATAACGAAGATACCGCCGCCGGTCTTCTTCTTGACCTTACCCAGGCCGGATACGATCAGAACCTCGTTGGTGCCCGCAACTTTCCAGCAGGACTTGATGAGGATGATGACGAAAATGACTGCGACCAGCACAATGCCGGCTGTGATAATAGTGGGAATCATTTACAGTTCTCCTTTTTCATTATTGTTTTTTTCAAGGTACATATTTTAGCAGTGCCATTCGCACTTAACTAACCAATTGATTTTACGACCATCACGATATCTCACCGCATGATCGTCATACCAACCGCGATCCATATTTTCAATCGCAGCCAGCGCTTCAGCCCGGTTCTTATACACAGGCTCTTTGTGGAATGTCAAGTTGCCGTGATAGCCACTTGACTCTTGTGGGTCATAAGCGAAACGATTCAAATCTTTTTGAATTGCGTGTTCGCTAGTTCGGCAGGGATAGTCAATATACTAAATCTAATGACTCATTTTACTTCCTCCTTTCACCCGTAGTATCCGCCATCTGGCGGATCTCTTTTATATTTTTCACATCGTCTATCTCTAAATAGACGATCGTGGCAGGTAAATTCATAGAGGCAGTGATGGCAGGTTTTCTATTCCTACGCAGTGGGATCGACAGTGACCGGAGCCTCATCAAGGAACTCTAGGCACTTAATTGTTTCCTGCTTCATAATTTCAATGGCATCATCCAGAAGAACTGGCTTATTGCCGTTGGAATCAAGTCCCACATGGAACATAAAAGGAGTGTCGTCATAGAACATCTTTTGCTGATGTGTATGACCGAACAGGTTGATAAGATGCATCTTGAGGTAAGGTGCCTTATCAAGGTTGGAAGTCATCGTAGGATGATGACTCAGATAGAACTGGTACTTCTTGTACTTGATAACCTCAGCCCAGCCAAGCAACTCAACATTGGGAAGAGTCGCATATAGCTTCCAACGAGCGTCGGTGTCGTGATTTCCTCGGATCAGCTTAATCGTACCGTTGAGGCGCTTCACGCACTCAATACCATAAGCATTATCTCCGAGCATTAAGTCGCCGCAGTGATAGACGATATCGTCCGGTCCGACAATCTCATTCCAGTTCTTGATAATTGCTTCATCGTGTTCTCTCGAACTTGTAAAGCCTCTTGGACCCCACAGGAACTCTCGGTCATGACCGAAATGGGTGTCCGATGTAAGGTAGATCTCTCCCATACTCACACCTCCTTTATAGTACCATTTTCATCAACCACAAGGATGTGATCGAAGTGTTCTTGGCTCTTATCGGGATGCCGGTAAGAGTTATACATATTGTCAATTGCGGAAGCCGGTACTCGGGATCGGCCGGACCGCAAATTGTTACGAGCGTGGCAAACTGCCAAAGGAACATCGAAGCACACGCAAGTCAAATCGCAGATATTGTCCTTACGGATTCTTCGCAACACCTTATCACGAGAACGCTTGTTCAAGTGAGTAGCGTCGATGTAGATGGTATGAATTTCGTCCTTTTCCAAAGTCTGATTGATGTAATTGATAAAGGTATCAAACACATCATCCTCGTGGGCGAAATAGTCATCTTCGTCGGTCAGAATTGCAAATCTCACATTGTCTCGCGAGATCCACTCTGCACCAGGCACCAATCGACTTCTGATCCAAGTCGACTTACCGGCTCCCGGCACACCCGACAAAAGAAATACTTGCTTCTGCTTCATTCTTATACACCCCGTTTGCAAAATTGTTCCGAAACTCTTCAACCTCATCAAATGTCTTACATTCGATGTGATTTACCTCTTGCTTACAGTGGACACAGTAGAGCTTCTTTCAGTGCATCCCCTCGTGCTTGAAGCCTTGATTACGCATCAAGGGGATGCCCTTATTACCGCAATTGATACAGTAAAAACTGTGTTCCGCATAGCCACGCCGGGCCATTAGGAATTACTCCTAACAGTCACGGTATGACCGAACAGAATGTGGCACAGCCACTGCAGACCAAAAGCCTGCCAGTAGCCAATCACCGGAAGTCCGAACAGACTCACTGCAATCCAGTTCCACAACCACATCGTAATGGCGGGACCCAGGAACAACAGGGCAATCAGACCGATGATGATGAGAATAACAGTACCGCAACCGATATCGCTATTGCTCCAAGCATTTCTACTCATTTTTTATTCATTCCTTTCCTCTCACATCTTACATATATATTATATCATATTTTTTTATAAAAATCAATATTATAGAAATGGATCAGACATGAAGACATCCTCATCCCAGGTATCCAGGTTCAGCAGAACGCAGATTCCCGTAAAGACGGCGCCGCAATCAATGCAACATTTGCGGCCATCCGCATACCAAAGTGCACCAGGTTCAATATCTCCCATCTTGCAACAGGGATCAATATCATCGAGCAGATATGGAATAGGCGTATGTCCATGAATGACGATTGCCTTCTGGAACATTTCATCTTCGGGCCAGGGGTCAAGGAAGTGATCTCTGTCCCAAAACAAATCTGTACCCCACGGCCAGCGCAGATTACCTTGATGATCCAGCGAAGGAGTAAATCCTGCGTGGGAGAGGTAAACAGTTTCACCTTGAGTGTTGACATATGTTGCCTTAGTGGGAAGGTCGGCTAACTTAGCCTTCCACTCTTTCCAATCGGGTTCTTCCATAGCCTGTTCACAGGTCTTTTTACCTCCGTTACTACGAAGCAACGCCCAGGCAGAACCATAGCCATGACCCATAGCATTTACGAGCATATCCTCGTGGTTGCCTTTGAGGTAGATAAATTGAGGATCGTTCAAAACTGCCTTGATAGTTTCCCAGGGATGCGGACCACGATCACCAGCATCACCAAGAAAGTAAACCACATCTTCGGGTTTCAACTGTTCTTTTATAGTTTTATAGAAGTGTAGCATACCATGAAAGTCGCTACACGCGTAAGTAGCCATTATTTCACCTTCTTCAAAATAAACATATAGTGTTCGATTTTCATTTCCTTCATTACCTCATGGACTTCTTCATATCCAGAGGTCATAACACCACCAAATGGATGCTTTGTAATTTCTCCATCTTTTTCGTGGAAAACAAATCCTTTTGCCTCGTACATCACTTTGCCTCCTTGATATAATTCAAAATCTCATTTTTGAAAATCATAACAAAGGGCGGAAGGACTGCCTCGAGCGCCGCATCGGGCACGCTCGGATTCTCCAATAAGGCACGAACCGCAGTTGCACTGATATTCTGATAGCGATCGAGGAATTTGAAGCGCAAGCACCAGCGCTCGTCAGCACTGAACCAGCTCAGCATAATCTGCGGATTGTCACTGTAATAGATTGTCATATCGGTGTCGCGTGTCTTACTCAACATCTTCATATACAGATAACGACCCCAATCGTGAGTGTTATTGGTCTCATCACTTAGATCGTCCAGGGGAAAGATATGAATATGCTTCATTTCATCGGAACTGAAGACTTCGTGAATCGCACCCTCGATCAGCATCAGACGGAAATCAATAGGGATTGGATTTCGCACAGTACCTTTCTTATCAGCAGAGCCGACGAAGATATAGAGTTCTGCGCCATTTGCTCGACTATCTTCAAATGCCTTTTGGACCATATTCAAATGTCCTTTGTGAAACGGCTGTGCTCTAAATAAGATTACACCTGTCATTTATATCAATTCCTTTCTTATCCTTTATATATATATTATATCATATTTTTTTATAAAAATCAATAATACCCCCTCGAGTTGCGAGGGGGTATTTTTTATTCTACATTTTCTAAATGACCTTCCCAGTCATCTTCTCCGTATATTACAATTTTATTTGTGGCATTGAGATATCCACCATCATAGTATAGGATACATTCTTTGATTGCGACGCCGAAAGCTTTACAATATTCCTCATAACTATCATACATTGTATCAACATAAGAGTGAAGAAATCGCTCAGCAGACTCTTTTGTATCAAATTCTAGAGCCTTACCATCCCAACAAAGTGGTCCATTAGATTCATTAAAAATGTGCCACTTAAGTGATTGTATTGCCATAAATAAGCTCCTTTCTCAATTCCATGAGAAGCATACCCAACATATTACGACCAGGGATATTAAAACAAGCATCGCAATGACATGAACCCCAGGTATTGTCATGCCACCAATTGCCCTCAATTAACTCTTCATCACCAGTATCGATGAGCTTTTGAGCTAATTCTTGATCGGCAAATTTTAAGCGCAATCCAAGTTCCATGTAATAAACTTTTACTTTCTCCCAATCAGAGCGCAACTTAACTGTACGACCCATGCGCTTGGCTTTGCCGGGAGTATCAGCGGCCGCAATAGCCTTACGCTCAGCAATATCCAAAGTCTTCATTGCTTGAAAGAAATGTTCGTTAGTGGGATACGTAATTCCATCATGGGTAAAGGGAGAGGGATAAAAATTGCTTAAAAATGCGTATTTATTTTCAAATTCGCAAATCATTCCGAACCCTCCTTGTAAATTAATTTAAAAAACTTCGTAAACACCGCCATGTCTGTTCTGGCGGTGCAGGCAATAACCATAGCGCTGAGGCGCAGGTAGATTGATAACTTCCTTGTGAGTATTTCTCTCATGTGCGGCAGACATCTTTTCCCAAATCTCCATGCTGGGCATAATGCCATCCAGAAGGAAATCGTCAATGGCATCATAGGGAATACCAGTCTGCTCTTCATCAGTCTTGCCAGTCATACCGTCTGCAGGATGCTTATGAACCAGATCCACAGGCAACTCCAAATAGTCACCAATAGCATAAATCTCTCGAACGGTCAGATTACGCAGAAGCGCAAAGTCACCAGCCAAATCACCATATTTGGTGGTGTAACCGATATGGAACTCAGAGGCATTACCGGTATTGCAGACACGACCACCAATCATACCTGCAACAGCATATAGAGTAGTCATACGCAGGCGGGCGGGGGTGTTGCAGAAATAGATGCTGTTGTCGTCGTGGAGGTCAAACAGGTCGGTAGGCAGATCTTCAGTCAGAGTATCGAAAGTTCGACCGATATCAATTTCGTAAGACTTGATACCCAGATACTCGCATACTCTGCGAGAATCCTCAATATCAATCTGTACGCCCTGGGGCATCAGTACACCGATCACTCGATCTGCGCCCAGTGCTCGGACGAGCAGGGCGGCCGCTATTGTGGAATCCTTGCCGCCGGAAATGCCGATAACAGCCTTGGTATTGGGGGTGCCGTTGTCAGCAAAATAGGTCTTGATGAAATTCTCAATGAGCTTGACCTGCTCAGCAGGATTGAACTCGTAATCCTTAGTTCTCATTTCTCTTCTCCCTCCAAAACATAAATATATACATCATAGTCCTTATATAAGACTTCTTCGATCATAGTGGAAATAACTTCCCAATTTGCTCCACCCAGGCCGCAACCAATACCCATAGGAAATCCAATTTTACTTCCTTTTGGAACAGTTTTAGTAATTTGTCCCAGACAACTCCAAAAGGCGTCATAGGAAGTGTATCTTCGGCCGTCATATCCATAATGCTCTTGGGCGAACATATTTATAACTGTTTGTTCGGGACTGACTTCGATATACTGACATTCTCCCAGTAATGCTCTTGGACCGCCCCGACTACTGTGATAATCAACCCAACACTCGTATCTGTCAAATACGAGGGGCCATTTATCATGAATTTGCTTGGCGATGCCAGAGCGCATACGACCCTGGCAATTCACCTGATGACAAATATATTCAACATCTGCTTCGAGCAGATTTCCAGTTTTATACTGAACCATTAGAAGCCCTCCGGATACATATTCTTACGAACTTCATCCAGAGTAAACTCCTTAAGCATCTTACCATTGAGGAACACAGGCTGAAGCAGGTTGCCGTTGCCATATGCATGAGCCTCTTCAAAGGTGTGACCGTCGGTATAGCTCATACCATCGGGGGCAACGATAACACAACCGCGCTGACTCTTCTTCCAGGCCAGAGCCTTGGGGTTCTTGTAAATCATAACGGGGTTGCCATCCTTATCTTCGCCATATGTAGCCTTGATGGCGTAGCCGAAGGTATCGCGGGTGTAGGGATTGTAATGTGCGTTACCATCTTCGTCGATGGTTTCCAGGCACATGAAGCTGAAAGAGCCAACGCCCAGAATAACATTGTTGATAGCGTAACCCTGTGCGGTCAGACGCTTGTAGATCGCTTCGCAGCGCTGAGGGGTGATGGAGTCACCATACAGAGCGCGGATGTAATCAGGCAGAACCTTGAAACCCTTAGAGTTGATAGTATGGCCGAAAGTCTGATCGAGCGCCCAAACAGTGCCGAGCAATTCCAGGCTGGGGTCGATCTGCTCCCAGGAGATCTCCCAATCTTCGATGAACTCATACTTGCAATCGGTCCATGCACCGCGCTCATTGGTCCAGTTGGGAACGAAATGAACCTTGTAGAACTTGCCGTCCTGTGCAAAATACTTATCGCATTCGCACTCAATATGCTCATCACGAGCATAGTCGTCCAGCCAGTTCCAGGTTTCGTCATGGTCGTACCATTCGACTTCATCGCTAGCCAGCCATTCGATCTTCTTACCGGCCATGACTTCAACGGGATCGCCGGAGTCGCCACGAACGGCAAAGTAACCCTTGTGGTTCATAATCTCCTGCTTACACTGAGGAATGATATTGGTTACGACATTGTCGTAATCATAAGAGTCACTCACGAAAGAGAAGCTGGTATTGGGATAAATCTCAGTCAGCGCTCTCTTAATGAGGGTAATCTCGTCACCATCCACAGCAAAGTTGGAGGTAACGGTAGAATGTTCGAAGGAAACTGCACCATAACCGACTTCATCGACATCGGTATTGCAGTTGTAAATATCTTCCAGCCACTTGATAGCAGGAACGGTGGCAGTGTTGAGGAAGCTCAGCAGCCAGCCCGCAGAAGAAGTCATAGCGGATTCGGGACAGTGCTGGCCGCGCATGGAGAAGTCACCCAACAGCTTGGGAACACGGATACTGTCGTCACAACTCAGATCTCTGTACTTCTGGACGATCTTGCGATAACGCTTGCCGACTTCAACGGAAATCTGGATATGCCAGATATAGCTGGAGAAAGAAGTTTCCAGAGTGTTAGTCAGCCAGGCAAAACCGGGGTGGGTATTGACGAACACAGACTGAGGTACGCCGATCTTGGTTTCAGTGCCCTCGGGAACTGCATACATAGCGATAGGCAGATAACCCAGGCGATGCAGGTTGCGAATTTTCTCTTCGCCATATGCACCGTGACCCAGGGGATTACCAACGCAATGATTGTACTCGGTCATAACTTCCTCTTCGCTACGGTTGAAGAAGTAGTTGTTGAAAGCATCGATCAGAATAGTCTTGCAGTAACCTTGACCGCCCCAGTAGGTAACGCGGTCAATGTCATCCAGACGGCTCATACGAGGGGTGCCAGGAGAGTAGATTCGTGTGAAACCTTTGGGATACTGTTCTGCGTGAGTTGCCTTATAGAAGTCGATCAAAATAAGAGGATTATACATTGTATCAATTTCCTTTCTTATACATAAATCTTTTTGCCGTCAATGATTTTCCAATATAGCCGACCAGATTTGGGATAGGCTCCAGAAGAAGCAAGCCATTCCTCTTTACTGTAAGAGCAAATGATTTTTGACTCTCCCAGCAACAGTCTTTCCGGAGTTGTAAAAACTGGAACAAAATCTACGCCATCGGCGTCAGCTTCTTCCATTTCTTTCAAAATGAAATCTTCCATTAGTTGCCTCTTTTCTTTCTTGCGATGCGGATACGCTTGCTTTCCTGCTTGTTGGGGATATGCTCGCGAGTTGCCAATTCGACTTTTACTCGAGCCTGATAGGCGTGCAATGCCTGGAAATCAGCATCATTCCAGTCATAATCACCCCAACGGTAGGTCTGACGCAGATGTGCCAAAAGCTGGCGAGTTTTCAAATTTTTCATCTGCTCTTCGGTAAGTAAATCGCATTCTTTTTCAAAATTACTCATATAATCACTTCCTTTACTTTCTATATATATTATATCATATTTTTTTATAAAAATCAATAAATCCCCTTGGAAGTTAGTCCAAGGGGATTTAGTTATTCAGTAGCATCGTAAATTTTGAGTCCAGTAGAACCATCTTCCCAGTAGGAAATAGAAGTGATAACTCCATCATAGTCTGTATAAATAACAAACTCAACGCCATCACTCATTACAAGGAAATAAGTCCAACACGCACATCGAATTTCACTTAGCATAAATATGTCGGGAACCTGCGCGAGGACTGTGGGAATAAACGACTCATCCCAGGATTGAGTCTCGCCGCATTCAACCAAAATCGCTTCTGCGCCTGCGGTCAAATCTTCAACCGGATTGTCAGACTCAGTTACCACAGTTGTCTCAGTGGGATCGAGCGAAGGGGCGATAACTTCGGGTGTGGCACAAGCGCACAAGTTAAGAACCATGAGCAAGGCAAATAACATCGCGATAAATCTTTTCATCATTGATTACCTCGTGGATAGATTTTTGTACTTGGTGAGGAATGCGGATATTTTCAAACACTTCTTGAATATCATCGTGGAATACCAGTTCCGCATGACTGTCCAGGGGAGTAGGATCTCGATTGATGATGACTAATTTATCATCACGACCGAAATAATGAGGAAGCATATTTGCGGGCGCTACACTCAGAGAGCTGCCAACTACGATGAAAAGGTCGGCATTTCTCGTCCATTGAAGTGCAATATCCCACTCAGTTGAATGTAATCCCTCGCCATATAGGACAATATCGGGGCGCACAATACCTTGACATTCGGTGCATAGTGGAATGCCATCGTCATCAAAAATATAGTTGCCGTCATACTCGGCTAAGCAATCAACACAATAGGCTCGGTTCATCGTTCCATGAATCGCCGAAACCGCGTAGGAATGTGCGTTTTCGTGTAGTCCGTCAATATTTTGTGTAATGACAGACACAGTCCTTGTTAGCTGTAACAAAGAGATTTTTTCATGGGCGATATTCGGTGTAGCCTTGCGGAAATCCATATTTTTTTGGATATACTTGAAAAACGCCTCCGGATCCTCTTCGAGACAGGCATTACTCAGATAGTATTCGGGATCATAGAGGAAGTCCTGCTGATTATATAATCCATTGGTACTGCGAAAATCCGGAATGCCGGAACCGGTAGAAATACCGGCCCCGGTGAAGAATACGATGTGGCGGGCATCCGCAATCATTGTATTCAATTTATCAATTCTATCGTAGAACTCCATATTAGGACCCCAGCTGTGCCTGGATGCAGGCATCGCCCGTAGCCATAGCTTCCTTGAGTGCCTCTTGGGCGACCTTCATATCACAGCTCTTGGACTTCAAAAATGGCATCACATTTTTCATAATAATGCCCTTATTACCAGAGCAGATAGAAACTGCATTGCAGACGCCCCAGTACATAATCATCTTAACGATTTCATCCTTATCGTCAATAACTTGAGGAGCGTATTCCGTTGCGATGGAGAGCTTCATCAGATATTCAGCCTTACGAGCCTTCAATTCTGCATCTCTCTTGGGATCGGCCGCTCCGTC